ATATAAGTAATTTTTATTTATAATCATCTAGCCCATACAGGGGTATAACAATCTTCAAGATTTATGTTATTCTCGATCGCCGCACAGGCAAGTATCCATGCTTGCTTACTCGACATGTTGGCAATCTTGAAACTCGGATAGGTGCATTTTTCATCAATCGTCTTTGCCACATTGGAGGCAAAAACATTCAGGTTGATTATCCGGGACAAGAACCGATAGAACGGATTGAAGTGCATCTCATACGAATTGTTATTATTCCATCTTTCATAGCTAGCAATCTGTTGAAGTCTGTTGGATAATTCCTGAGCTTCTTTGTATTGTTCTGTACCTTTCTGTAACATGACTCTATTTTAATTGGTTACTGTTTGTTTTTGATTACATGGTAAAGATACTCCATTTTATTGTATATACAAAATATTGTAGTATAAATGTTTTATGATTTATCAATATTTAACAAAACGAATGATGTGGAAAATTTTCCTCATTATTTTATACGATATAGTCTATTTTCGTATAGTTGTGGAAGATTTTCCGCAAAAATGATTGACATAGAATTAAACACGAATGCCGGAGCTTCTCACCCCGGCATTTCCCTGTTCATCATTTGCATTTCCGAATATTCCTTTGAAATTTTCGCCTCATTCTCCTATTCAAGAGACCGTTATCGGCAAACCGATTCAAGGTATCCTTCTCTTCCGGCGAAAGCAGGTTATAAACCTCCTTCCTCGACTTGCCGGAACAGATGGCTTGTATGATTTTAGCTATCTCCATGTACTTCCCGAATTAATTTATTTCTGCAACACTCACATAGGAACTTCTTCGACACGGGGAACATCTTCTGCCCGATATATCCCCGAAGGTACTGTTCTTCCTCCCCGTAAGGGTCAATGCCGAACGTCCGGGATATATGCCTGCACAAATGCCCCTTTTCATGGTCCCAAGAGTTTTGGAACTGTTCGGGACTCGTCGTCATGGCAATTACCATCACCGTCCGGCGATGCTCGAAATTGGAATAGGTAAGTCCTGTATTCAAGTTACCGAACGACAAACTTCTGAAAGCATTTTCCAGATTATTCCCCGTACAACCGATACGTTCCAGCTCCCGGAGTATGGTGTTTGTCCAGTAGGTGGTAACGGCGTAAAAAACCCTTACGTGCCAGTCGTATTTCGCTATGTAGAAATCCTGAACAATCATGTTTTATAACATATCTTCCCACATGATCGGAGTACCCGAACCTATACAATCGGCATAAAAACGTGTAAAGGGCAACCCGTCGTAACCGTCAGGGTCGTCGATATAGTCCTTTACAAACAGAGCCAAATGGGTATCGTCGGGAATCGATGATTTCAAATAGTCGGCCTTACCCATATTGGCGACAAATACATGGTCGTACCCTTTGGACTTTTCCAACTTCACGCCCGCCTGTGTCAAAATGACCTCCACATCTTCTTTCGAAAGGGCTTTTATCTCCTCCTTCTTTCCGGTGGCCTTGTTTTCGGCCTTCATTCTGGAAACCGCCCACTCGCACATGTTCTTGGAGAAGTGCCAGCCGTATCGGGAAAGGTACTCCGTCATGCCGGAGGGGAAAATATCATAAATGTCTAATCGTTGGTTCATAACACTGCTTTTTTATGTTTTTGAAAAGAGAGGGGATTTCTCCCCTCCCGATTAATAGAACTCGCCGTTGGCCCGTCTGCGTCTGCGTTCCCCCATTTCGTCATAGTACGAAGGAGGATAACCGGGAGCATAACGGTTGTTCATTCCACTGGAAGAACCTCCGCCATAATTCCCGCCGCCGTAACTGCCGCCATTATTGCCACGGAAGCCCATATCGCCGCCCTGCATTTCCCGCATGGCAGCTTCATAGCCTTTCTTGTAGCCGTGCTCGCAACCTTCCTTGTAGGCCATTTCGAGCTCTCTACCGCCGCGTTCATTGAATCCTTCATATCCACGGCCTTCTTCTAATATTGACCACATTCCCATATTACTTTTTGTTTTTAGAAGTTTCAGAAACACTGAGCTGTTCCATCAGTTTTTTGTTCATGGCCATTAGGTCGGCCATGCTTCTGCTCATTTCGGACATCTGCCCTTTGAGGGTGGCAATCTCCTGCTCCTGCCTTTGCTTCTCCGCAAATTCGGGATTCAAAATTGTCAATATCTTGTCGCACCCGGAAATCACGTTCTCGTGGTAATTACGCCGGTTCAGTTCGTCCAAGCTCTTTTGCCGGATAGCCGACACTTCCGAGTTCATGGCCTCTCTGGAACAAGATATGACGATGTTTCCGTTTTGCCCGAAGTCAGCGATGTCTGCACCTGCCGGCAAGTTCTGGAACGTCGTGTTCTGCCCGTTCACGCAGACCACCACGTCCACCACCATTTCCATCTGGGGTATCTGCCCGATAGGTGTCGGCATGGGGTACTTGGGCTTCGCAGCCGAAACGCTGACGACGGAGCCTATATCCACTAAGGGATTTTCTTCCTTATGAAGGATAAATAACTGGTTGTTTGCTCGAAGATTCTGAAACATAGTTTTTTGATTTAATGGGACTGCCCGATAAAAGGCAGCCCCGTGTTAATTATTTGCTTTTGGCAGCGACGTTGGTTGCCGCCGTCGCCGTAGTAGGTCTGTACCCACCGTTGACAAGATACACTTCGTTGGTGTACTTGTTGTAATGGATTTCATAGATCCCAGTACCGGCGATATTCTCTACCGTCACCGGCTCGTTGTTGTAAGCCAGCAGAGGTCTCGTGTCCCCGTTCGTCCCGATGAGAATGGGAAGCGTTGCGGTCGTTCCGGCGGGTATCGCCTGACGGAGATTGATATAGAATCCCCCCACATAGTCCCTGTTACGGAACGCATGGTTTGGAAGTTCCAAAGTCACGTTCTCCGTGCCGACCGTCACCGCCACCGTAGGAAGAGTGTTGTAATTCACTCTGCCCAGCGTCGGGAACGGAAAGGGAAACCCTGTAAAAAAGTTAGGCCACATATATACCTCCTTTCTTACTGGAATTAACCCCAGTAGTTGTTGCAACCGCATCCGTAACCGCTGCGCCCGTATGCGACATCGCCCGCATAAGCACCATAAGCGGCAGCCCGGTACAAGTCCGTGTTTACAGCCTGAATGTTCGGATATACCACGGGAACGGTATTGGGCAATTTACACTTGATGCCGTCCACATCGCTTTGGAGAGCCTGCAAACCGGCAGCGAGGGGAGCAATCTGTTGCCCTACCGCATTGAGAATGGTCGCATTCTGGTTCCGTTGGGAGATTTCAGCCGCCAAAGTAGCCTTCTCTGCCGTCAAAGCGGTGATCTTGTCCTGTAAAGCCTGAGTTTGGATAGAATCCAGCTTCGCCAAAATGGCACGAGTGTTCTCATTGCCGCTGTCCACGAGGGAGTGGGTTTGTTCCGAGGTGGCGATACGAGTTTCATATCCTTGTCTCTCGATTGCGTTTTGCGTCTTGCAGCAGCAATCTGCGATTTGGGTAGCCAGCGTACAATTACCCGATTGAATGCTGTTGATGATCTGTTGTGCGGACATGCCCACTTGGTTGCCGACACCCTGAATCAAGCCCTGAATGTTGCACAAGGCAGATTGTAACTGTTGGGTAGAGCAGTTCAAGGACGAGGCGAGTTGGTTGATGGCATTACCGTTCCCTTGAATGGCCGACATCAGGTATTCACGTCCTACATCGCCGTTCAACTCGGCAGGAAGCCCGCCCCGGTTGCCAAAACCTCCGAATCCGTTACCGCCCCAGCAGAACCACAGCAGGATAATCCAAATCCACCACATGCCTCCGCCCCAAGCGTCCTGATTGTTCCTTCCCTGATTGAGAAGGGCCAAGAGTCCGGGATCGACCCCTTTACCGCCCATCAGGTTGGGCAATAAAGCCATGATGTCGAACTTGCTTCCGCCACCATTGGGCTCTTGATTGAAAACATACGTTCTTTCCATATAGATATAATTGATGGTTACGGCCAATATCGGCCGCATACAAACGTATGGCTATTGCCGTTGCTATCCTCGGATTTCGGTGGCTATCCTGTTGCTGACCCGTTGATTTGTCGTTGTCAGAATAAAACTTCCCGAACACCGCTGTTTCAGGCTGTTTTTCAATTTGTTCACTCCCTGTCGGGTCATGGAAAGATAAGCGGCGGTGTTCTCCTCGGAGAAGCCGAGCGATACCAACGCACAGATGAGCAGGCAACGTGCGTCGACCGCATTTTTGTTCGCACCATTGATCAATTCGCCGTAACACAGCTCACATTCCTCGCAAACGATTTGCAAGACGTGTTCAAAGATTTCATTGGTTTTCATATCTCTTGCCTTTTTAAATATTTGTTAAATTATAGATTGTTGACACAATAAAAAACATCACGTTCCTGTTTAAAGGCTGTGAAAGCCTCGTAACATTCCCCGTGATGTTGTCTCTTGTTAGTTTTGGAAGAGCAGCAAGAGATTGAGGCTTTCCTCTTTATACTCCGAAGCCCCGGAAGGAGTCGTAAATCAAATTATATCAAGAAACCCAGTCCTTTCAATTTTGTTATCCATTTCACGATGTAAGGGACAAGCAGCAAGACAATGCCACCGAGTGTCCACCAGCACCATTGAGGAGTCTTGTACTTTACTACCTCGACGGGGTAGGGTACTTGTATGCTGTCCGTCTTGGATATATACAGCGTATCGATTCTGTCCTTGAACCTGTATATGTACTTGTATTGGAACTCACGTATCGTGTCTCCCGATTTCTCTACAAAAACACTGTCCCGCATGTATATGGAATCGAGCTGCACCCGGTTCAGATACACCGTGTCGCTCTTTGTCGTTTCCACCGGAACGTACACATGTCTGGTACAACTCGTCGCAGCCAAGATAGCCAAAAACAACAATAGGAATACGATATGTCTCATAGGCTCAGTATTTGTTTCCGGTTCTTCGATGTAGACACATAAGACACGTGCACCCAACTGTAATTGCTCTCGTTCAAAAGCTGGTCGAAGGGAAGGTTATCCCGTATAAGCTCGAACAGCCTCTTGTTCTCCTCCTTGCTCCCTGCCGTTATGTCCGCCGCCTCGCCCCTCATGTGCTGGCTGTTTTTCGCACCACCCACAGCGGCATTGAGTTTGGGACAACGATAGCCCGAATTGACGGTTATCGCCTTTCCGTACATCTCCCGCAGTGGGTCTAAAACATGGGTGACAAGGTTCGACAACTGGGCCGACGCTTCGGGAGTAGGGGTATTGTCTATACCCAGTTTATCGGCCGTCGAGCTCTTTGTGAGTTCTTTCATCGTGAAGTATTTCATATCCATTCTTCATTTTTGGCGACAAAAAAAGCGGTGACTTTTTTAGAATCACCGCTTGTAACGAATGTATGGGAGAGTAGCCTTAGGGTTAGGCTTATCCGTTATTGAAAATGGGACAAACGTAGGCCGAAGGCATTATCAATCCTCTCTCCTCAATTCATCGAGCCATTGTACAGGGTCGACATCTTTTAGACGAGGGTAAGCCTTTTCGATTAAAGAATTTAAATAACTTTCATCGAATTTTGGAGAATAATCAGCCGGTATCGGAGGTTGAGAATCCGTATCGGACGAGTTCTGGACATAGGGGAATGAACCTTTTGTATCCATGTGAGCAATGTTTATTTTTTTCTGTTCGGGAAAATACCCTTTAATACGATATTGGCTAAACCTAATACATTGATAGTCGTCGTAGCCAATAGAGCTATCAATATTTCCGGTCCCAATGAAAATAATCCGATCCCGCAAAATACAAGAATGGCAATTACTATGAATAACCATATGGGGATAATCCACATGACCCATCTGGCCAAATGTTTACGAAATTGTGTATCTTGTGAATATCGCTCCCGTATTTGTTCGGATAAATTCTTGTCGTCTATATCGCCCAAATTTGAGTCGGGAGAAATATGGACACCATTCTCACTACGTAAATCCAAGCCGCTAAAAGAATCTTTCTGTTTAGTCATGCTTTGGGAGAAATTAGTGTCTTAAAATACTCTTGGATATAACTATCCGGGATTCTATCCCCCCAGCTGAATGAAGGCTGCTTAACGGTCCTATCCCACGGAGAACCGGGCTTGTGAGACCATTCCGTCAGATAGGCGGCAGTTTTAGAACCATAGCTGCCAAAGACCAGTTTCATCAGAGATTCCATTTCGGAATCACGGGCTATTTTTTCAAGGTTTTCATCAGAAAGGGAAATTTCTGAAAAATCCTTTTTTATCAATTTATTTCGAGTGGTCGGGAAAACCGGACCATACGGCCAAGCCTGAGGGTGCTCGTTTGTCAAGCGTTCGTTCTTTACGTAAAGATATACTCCATAAGCTATATACAACAACTTTTGAAGCTTAGTCATGTTAATGAAAAACTTATTCTGGTTAGCAAACGCAATGATATAGTTTGCAACCGTAACGCTATCGTATTTATAGGTATCGCTTATCATCTTGTTGCAAAGTAACAAAAAATATCGTAACATGCAACCAATTCTTATACTTTTTTACGATAAATCAAACGGTGATTCCAAGAAGTCAAAGAACGCTTTCCCGTCGCCGGGTTATAAAAATTCATTTTTTTCGTCAGGCAATCCAAACCTCGATTTGAATCACCAGCCCTCCCAGTATGGTCGCCAGCAAGTCGGCATACGACCAAGCCCCCGGCTTCCTCCACTCGTCGACAGCCTCCTTGATACAGCCCGCTATGGCAGAGAACAGCACACAATATTCCGCCGTCGCACCTATCACGATGGCGAAGAAAGAGGCGATGACACCTCCTGCGATAAAATGCAGCAGCTTGTCGTGGGGAATATTTTCAATCCACTTTACCAATTTGTCATAAATTGCTTTCATCGTTTCCATTTTCTAATCTGTTAAAAAAATCGTGTTTTATCCTTTCGTAAACTTGCTTCACATTGGCATAGGCTCTACCGTTGTTAACTTTGTCAGAATAGACCTCGCTCTCTACCACGTCAGCCACCCATTCACCCCATTTCGGGTTGGTGAAATCGGAGAGCTTCTTGCCGTGATAGGTGAAATAGTTAAAGCCGTTTGCCCGCTCGTCTTGAACATTCCACACCCTTGCGTGTATTTTCTTTTTTGTCTGCTCCTTCTTGTCGATGTTGTTCTCCTCTCGGACGTCTTTAATAATCCGGCATACCTGCTCGACAGACAAGTCAATAGCGTTGCTTATAACCACTTTCAAGCGCAACAAGGTTTCCTGCCTCAACCCTTCCGATATGTCGGACAACATATTATTCTGGTCGTTCGTCTTTTCGATAAGCTCTTTCAGGGATTCGCCGTAATCCTCCATACTCTTGGTGATAATCGACTTGAACCACTTGAAGCAGGCCACCATCATCATGGCCGACAACACCAAGAAGAATGCTGCGGTCATCACCAAGAACCCCTGTTCGCTTATCCCTCTGGCCACCTCCGTAGCCTCGTTTATCCCTCCCATATCAATGTTTCTGTTTTTCGATTAACAATATAGCTTCCTCTTTGCAGGATTCCGCATAGGCGTTATAAGCCTCGAACTCCTCTGCTTTCGTATCTCTTTGCCGAAGTATCGCCAACTCCTCCGACAAGGTATATTTCCGACGGATCAATCCGTTTACCGTTTCTCCGTAGTCTATTTGGGCAGGTGGTGTTTCCGTGCCGTTATCCGTCGCTTCCGGTGCGGCCTCGTACTCATAGACTATCGCACCGTTCCGGTAATACATCACGGGTATTTTTCCGGGTATCTCTTCGGGAGATGGGATAGAATCTATTCGTATGAATCCTTCTATCAGGGTTTCGCCATAATAAATATTAGTGACTCTTTCGTCGTATATTTTAACTTGTATCATATCAATTGAATTTTTTATACCTCGGATACAGAAGTTTTCCATTTTCCAAATTAGGGTTAGGAATTTGTATATACCCGGAATCTCCCTTTACCACCCTACCGGCATACTCGTCCATATTTATATCTGCATATACATAAATATTGTAGTACAAGCTGTTGAAAGTGAGTTTATATTTATAACCATAAATCGAATTGTCCATCAATGAATCGCTTGGGGAAACATTGACATAAGTATTCATGGTATATCCCGCTTCGTTTTTCTTGGCAAGAGTTCCGTTCTCTATGTTTGACATCTCTATCGTACAAATCTTTTGATGGCTTATAACATAAGCCGCACTTTTGAAATAGACGATAATGTTATATCCTGAACCTTCTATTTTTCCGACAAATGAAATATCGCCGTTGGAACTGTCGATTTTAAACAAATTACTGTACGACAGGAAATAATTGAATTCGTTGTATTCGCATTGCCCGAAATTCTGAATATCTGAAATAGAGGCTCCGGACAATTCTTTCAGATCGAATTCTTTTTCAGTGAGACCGGTTTCAAAATCTATCAGTCGTAGAACGCCATCATTTTTGTAAAAATAAACGAAGTCCTTATATTCGACGAAGTTGCAATTATAGTACGGTTCTGATAAAGTCCATATCTTAGTTCGTGTATCTAAATCCCAGCAGGTGATGGCACTACTGTTAGGTACAATGATTTTACCGTCTTTATAAACGAAGCAAGAGTTTCTATTATAGAGATATGAATGTATATTTAACGTGATTTCATCATAAACTGTATCTTCTCCTGTCTGTTCATTCCAACAGGCAAGCCTGCTATCCTTGTTGCAATAAAAAAACAAACCGTTTTTAAAATAATACAGCTGGTAGGTTTTACTCGTATCTTCGAATAATTTCCCGTTTATCCCCTGCGCAGAAATAATGTTGTCTTTTATTTCGACGTTTTCTCCACTAATCAATCTGTCTTGTTTCCCGGAGATTTTATCGTCTATGCTCTCCGCCGCTTGGTTAGCTTTATCGGCTGCCGCATTAGCGAGAGTTGCCGAGTTGTTAGCTTCCGTTGCGGCATTCTCCGCATTTCCCGCCGCTGTGTTGGCGTTCGATGTGGCTGTGTTTGTATCGGAAATAAGCCCTTCGAGCGTAGTTTGCATTTGGGAAAAACTCGTCTCTCTTAGAACTTCCGCTTCGGCTCTATCACTCTCTGCCGAGGCACGGCCGCTTTCAGCCGATTCCCGTTTCGCTTCTTCTGCCGTCAACCTGTCGCCGAGAGCCTCTATATCCGTGGCCGCCTTGTTTGCCTTTTCAGCCGCTTGATTGGCAACTGCCGCCGCCTCTGTCGCAGGGCGTTGAAGCTCGGCGATTTGCTCCGGCGTAAAATCGTCGTAGGTAAAAGGGTCTCCCTTGTCACCTTTTTCACCGGGCAAGGCAACCATTTCCTCCACCACGGCGGCATCGGGTACTACCACCTGCTCATGAACGATTATGCAATCACTATCTGCCATATCACTTGATGATTATATTGGTTTTGTAAACATCTCCATAGTCCCATTTGCCGTCATCGAAATCGGCATCCTCTATCCAGTAATGCCTCTCGACCGTGAGCAAGCCATAGCGGAAAGTCCCGGAATTGAATATGCCGTACAGCACGCCGTCACGGAACACACAGTTCTTACGTGTCTTTCCGTCATAGCTCACTTCGCAACAACAACCGGCCTCGTCCTTGTAGATGAACTTAAACTTCTTCGTCTCGGCATCGATGGGCTGCTTGTTTCTGTCCTCAAAGCCAATGGTAAACTTAATATCCTCCCATGAGTATTTCTCTTCGTACTTTTTGTCACTCATCGCTGCCATCGGATAATGCGTTGAACATTTTTTCCACAAGGCCCTTTGTCTCCTCGACCGTGGAGGTCATGGAATAGACATTCATGTTAAAACTGCCTTGCCCGACAGTGACATGACCTTTTTCCACACCGTTTTCCACAATTCGGTAATTGACCGCTTGCAGGGTTTCCACAGTCTCTTTTCCGTTGAACGAACGGCTGATGTTTTCGCTGATTTTTACTAACTCAATCATAATGTTTTGTATTTATGGTTAACTGATAATCCCGCTGTCGGGAATGTCAAATGTCACGTTTTTGGATAGGGAGTCGAGTTGAACGCCGGCCTCACCCGACGAGGAGACCCCATACACGGAACAGGTCAGGTAATAGGTATGGGTTCCCGGTGGAAGGTCCGGATGTATCGTCCCCAAAGGGATATTCAAAATGAGAATCCCTGCTCCCTTGTATTCGTAATCATATATCGCGAGGAATCCGGACCCCGAAATGCGGAAGGTGTATTTCTCACCCACCGGAGGATTTCCGTTCGGAAAACTGATACGCACCTGAAAGTAACTCGAAAGGAAAGTGAAATCCACGATTTTAATCGGGGTATATGTGCTGTTTATCTCGGCTGTCATAGCTATCGATGTGGGTATGGGGAAATAATCCGCCACGGTGATCTGTTTGTCGACCCCTGTCCAGTATTCGAACGACTTCTTATCGATAAGGAACAATGTCACCTTCAAATTCGTCCCTATCGAATCCTCCCCCGGAAATGTGTCGCTCTGTCCGACAGGAAGTATCGGCGGAGTAGTACCGTCACTGAAAAACTTGACCTTGAAAGCGGAGTACCACACATTGCCCACCCGTAAGGTGGTTACGGTGTTTGTCGAGGCGTTCGTCAGCAATCGGGCAAAACTGCTTCCATTTCCATCGGTTGCCAAAATAGCCGGATAATAATCGCCGATACTCTTGTCGGAGGCCAGCGACAGCCATGATTCGACGGGTACGCCGGTAGGATTCACCGAAGTATCGTAATAGTTAATATCGACAAAAAGATGCGGCACGTCCGCACTGATTTCGTCAATTTTACTTCCGATAAGATTAGGTTCCGCATTGTGGTCGTAGCCGTCGAAATCGCTCAGGCGACAAAAATCCGTACCCGGGTGGGGATAGGCCACATAGTCGAAGGAGGTATCATGGATAGCGACGATATTCGTGCCGTGCGGTATCGTGGCTTTCAGCCCATAACGTATGCCCTGATTTTTGTCGGTGTCGCTCCCTTCCCATTGATCGACGTATGTAGTGACCCCGCCGGATTGCTGAGGATAGTTGTCGGATAGCGGTGCAGCCTGCGGATAGCGCACGGGTTTATGACGACTCCATTTGTTGATACGTCCCGGACGGCCACCCTGCAACAGGGGGCGTTCGAGGGCAACGATGTCGGCCACGTCCCATACCCCGTTCTTCGGGTATATTCCCAGCAGGTTATACGGGTCGGTTATCGCTACCGGGGCTACGATCTTGTTTTTATCGATGGCCATACGCTCACTTTCCTCCTTTCCCTTTTAATTCGGACAATTCCTTTTTCAATCGTTCCACCTCTTTTTTAAGGGCTTTAACCAGACGGGCTGTCTCCTGCGTTGCACCGGCGATGGTGTTGATATAGTCGGGTGAGAGGTAATTAAGGGCGCCGTAACCGTCCCCCGTTTCGTAGGCCATCGATGGCAATACCTCTTTCACCTTTTGATAGATCAGCCCCGTATGGGCTTTCCCGTCCACGCCGCCCTTGTTACGCTTCCGTGCTTTTTCGGTGTATCGGAAATCGCATACCCTGCCCATCGCCAAGAGCCTGTCGGTATAACTTCGGGTGTGGTCGAAATCCCGCTTCAAACGTTTGTCCGAGGTCGTCAAGGCGGTGACCGAGCCTTGTGCCGAGATATTGCCTTGCGACGATATATCCCCTCCGGCCGTGATGTTACCGTCCGATGTGATATACCCGTTCGAACGGAGATAGTTTGTGGCCAATATTCCGCCATTATAGATAGTAACCCTCTTGCTACCGGTTTCCGCCACGACTCCTGAACAGTAAATTCTTTCAACCCCATTTATATCTCCGCTCATGGAAATGCTGCCTACATCTGTCAGATTACCCGAAACGTCACCCGTACCGTCAAACGAATTTCCCCAAATCGTCCGGGAACTGGCTAATTTATCGGCTTGGCTGCAAGTGACGTTGTCGAGACGGGAGTTCGAGAAATAAGTAAAATTACCGTCCCGGAGCACGACTATCCGGTTTTCTATCTCCTCGCTCGTGTCGGCAGGTTTGTCGAGAGTGGTTTCTATATCGCTCGTATATGTGTCGATATAGAGGTACTCTTTTCCGACAGTTCTGAACCGGAACTGGTTATGCCATTGCGTATTCGTTTTCACCCACACGTTCCCGCTCTTGTCTATACAGGCATGTATGTACAGGTCCCTCTGGGATTGACACTTCTGCATGGTCATCAAGTTAAGGGATATAGCACCCTCCCCACAGGTAAGGTAAAGCCTTCCGTAAACGGCTCCTCCGGTCACATAATCCTCGACGGCTTCGATTTCGATGACCACGCCCGAGTAATTCGTATGACTGTCCGTGACGGTAGCAATCTTGTTCCAATACCAACGACTCTCGGAATCTATATACTTATGCGATGACAGAATAATCCAGCCCGCCTCTTGATAGTGGTAAATGTCCTTGTTCGCGAAAGCGCTCGTGTTGGCAGAATTTCCTGACGAGACGGCATATCCGGCATTCGTGGCATAATCGGCGTTGTTCGCATTGCCTACGGTCAGCCCCGTATATGTGCCGCTCACGTTGTTTATCTCGGCCAGCGAATAGGTAGGCTTGTTCGGCTGCTGCACCCAATCGTACAGGGTGATGCCTTTGGTGACAACGATGTTACCGCCCGTTTTGCTGACGGCCGTCACCACATTGCCTGTACCTATCGTAGATGCGCCGGCGTTGGCGAGTTTCCAAATCTCGTTGATGGTATAGGCGTTGAAGGTATCGGTAAGGGTGGCGTTGTCGAATGCGCCGCCCAGATCGTCGAACCCATACACGAGCTTGATGAGCCCTCCTTCACCACCGCCACCCCCTTCCCCACGCCATACACCAAGAGCGGATATTCCACCCTGTGAATACACATTAAATTTCGAGTATATCGTATTTTCCAACTCTGTGTCGAATTTCCACATATCGTTAATACGGGCAAATCCTTCCTGCATTTGTTTTACAGTCCGTTGATACGATTGTTGCAGGGAAGCCGTCATATCATTGATGGCAGAAATCAAGTCGATATTCTTATTGGCAGATGCAACCTCTTCTTTCAGTTCTTGCGTATTCCCTTTTATTAGGTTGTTCCCGATGGTAATAGTCTGTTCGCAAGGATAGTCGAGTTTGGTTGTAAGGCTTATAACACGAGTAACATATGAATATCCTGCGTTTATGTATTCGACTTTTCTTCCTATGGATAAATCAGGATTGTTTTCATTGAACACCACAGGATTAGATGAAAACTGGTAATTGTTTTGGTCGGAAGAAAGCCGTTCTATTTCTTCGTTCATAGCCGTTTCTAGACGTATGTACGCCGAATCTGTATATTCTTCCGGCATTTTGACGTTGAATAGGATAATATCGTCATTTTCCGACGGTATAAGTCCCGTAATAGCAGGGATAATATAGTTACCTTCTTCCTCTTTATATTTAATCTCGAAATCTCCTTTTTTGACTTCGAAGCTTATGCCGTCATCACTTGTTATTGTTTTACTCTCATCATGGTATATAAGCTCAAATTCCATACCTTGCAAAGCCCCCGATTGGAAATGTACCGAAGGTACTTTATTGGGTATAAGCATACCATTCGGATTTTTTTCTTCGTCATAAGTGGAATTGTCGAAGTTAAATTCCGGTATTTGAAAATACCATATCGCATATTGGTCGTATATAGGGTCTCCGTTTTCATCTGTGCCTATCTGTATTTTATCATTCGTTTCCGAGTCTATACGCCACATAAGGCGGAATCTGACATCTGATATGGAGAGTTCCGATGAAGGGTATATATCATCGAACTGGAGGATTTTGCTAAATATCTCTCCCTGTTGAAGGTTTGGCCTTATATCTTTATATCCGTTCGGATATTTTTTAGGGTCAAGAGTCAGCCGTTTGTTGACCAAATTGTTGACATTAGCACCTTTGTATTCCTGTACGATGTTTCGAGTTGACCCGAATGCGTAAAATCGGGTATAATACCCATCTTTTCCCTCCGTGACCGAAGGTGTATTGATGTTTTCACCAACTTCGAGAGAAACAACAGCTCCATGTTCGGATTTCGACAGATGAATAATCATGGAATCTTTCTCAACCCACCATTCTGTATCAAACGCAGATGCTATACTGTTCAAGGCAGACAATATGTCGATTGATTGGAAAGACAAAGAAGTGGAAGCGTTAAGAGAAGAATCGACGGCGTAAGTCCATGTATCCCCGGTTTCGTTCTCGATAGCCTTACAAATAACACTCATGAAATTGGCCGGGTTATCGGTAAGAGACCAATCCGGCTCCCGATTAGTTATCTCGTTATTCTCATCATAAGAATACATGAAAAAAGGCACTTTACCCCATGATATAAATTTCGAATGAAATTGTGGTTTGTATTGAAATTTGACCTCGTTCTTTTGTTCTGGATTATATGGATCCAAAAGAGAATATTTCTCACCATCGAGTATGATATAAGCCCCTACCGGAATCTCTTCATTTTGGTCCGAGTTCCACGACAATTCTACATAATCGGATTTCATCAATTCTTCTACATGAACACATTCTTCTGTTATAGGAACTGATAAAATAGTATCTCCTTGTATGTTTTTAATGTCTATCATGATGGTTTCGTATATCTTCATACGATTTCAGTCAAAGATAATAAAAGTGTATGAAAAACATGCACTTTTTTATGAATTTCTATCTGCTGGATTATATTCGACAAGTTTTAGAGAAAATCGTGCTATTCCTCTCATGAATTGCGTAAATTGATTGCATGAAATATAGATTGTTTTGTAAGTAATATTTGGTTGATACTTTGTTTTTATATTTATTATGCCTGTTGCCAATTCTTCACAAAAGCTGTTGTATCTTGAAAAGAATTCTTCTTCCGTTTTTGCCGTCAGGTTAAAAGTTAAAGTGATATTTCGTTCATCGATTTTAGGATTAGAGGACAGGACTCGTTTGCCATGTTCTAATCGAGACTTGTTTTCGATGAACTCTTTTAAAGGTGACGGTGTCATTAAGAAGGAAAGAGATGATGTATCCATACTTATACCCCAAGTTGTATAGCAGTCTTTCCCATTTATGTAAAACTCTCCCGATGCCATTTTATAGTTTATTGTTAAAAATTGAAATCATTCTATCAAATTTATCGCCAAATTCAAGAATTGGCTTCGTGTATTTTGCAATGTCTTCTAAGTAGCTGTTAGTAATCACGTGTTGATTAAGAATGTTATTTAATATAGAATTGCTATTAGTTGATAAAGATAAAAGAGAATTTAGAGAGATTACGGCTGAAATCATTTGATTTTTGATTTCTTCACCAGAAAGCTGCAACGCTGTAAACCGGCCGTTTAATTCCGTTGCTGTATCTTGTGACATGGTTTCAGAACCTCCGGCTGTCGACTTTTGTTCGGTGGTAGAACCTGTTCCAAATTGTGCATTGATAGCGGCGGCTCCCGCTTCGGCTCCTTGAATAATTGAATTTTTTAGGTTATCCAGTGCGGTCTGTTCTTCCGTGTCGATTTCTCCGTCTTTTGTCGCCTCCGCCCACATCTCATACCATTTGCGCATTTCCGGTTCATATTGCTTTACATACATGGCTTTAATGAGAGCTTTTCTCATATAGTCTGCGATGTCGTCCGCAATGTCCTCCGCTCCTTTCTCCACATCATACAAGGACTCTAATATGTCATCGGAGAAAGATTCAAAAGATATGCCTGTGGCGTTCTCCATCTCTCGCTCTGCCGTCGATTTAATATTATTCTCCGCTTCGATAATCTGCTTTATGTATTCTTGCGCTTCACTATCCAGCTGTGATATAAATAGAGGAGCTTCCGACATTAGTTTTTCTAATTGCTCAACGGGAAGGTTAAATAAGTTAGTCATGTTTTTTGACATCATCATAGCCAATTCTTGCGCAGATATACCTAGTGCGGATGCGGCTTGCTGCCAACCGGCGGCGGACATACCGTAAAAATCTTGATACCCTTTCGATTTTTCCCCGGATTCCCTAGATTTGTAATATTGTGCTCCTAATACCCGTGCCGAATCTGCCTGTTTCTTGTATAATTCTATCGCTTTGTCATAGGCAGCCTGTGCGTTTTCTCCCGCCAGCGAATCGGCCAATTCCAATTGTTTCTCGATTATCTGATCCAATATATCTATATATGACTCGTACACCTCCTTTGCTTCTTCGTACTTTTCATACGACGACTCTTGTCTAAATAAGCTTACTATTTTTGTTGCTACTTGCAAGGCTGCACCTACAATCGACAGTATTACGGAGGCTTTTTCTACATTCTGAATTGCCGTAGATGCAGCTTCGGCCGTTCCTGACATGGCAGTAGAAGAACTATTTGCAAGTGTTACAATACCATCAATCATTTGTAACGTAGAAGAGGAGATACTTCCGGCTGCGGATATAATTTCACCGACCGTGCCCCCTATTGTATCTCCAAGTTCTTCAAACTCTCTTTCTACCTTAGATAAAGTTTTATACAACTCCTGCCACTCTTTAATACTTCGTTTATCCGGCGATGTGCTTTCTTTACTTTTTATATTGGCGATTCGGTCTTTCGTTGCCGTTACCTTTGCACGCTGCACTGCAAGTTCGTTTCCGTTTGTCCCTCCTTCATTTTCCATGCGTGCTAATTCCTGTTCCGCTTCGGTAAGCAACCGTTCCAGTTCGTCCAAACTCATATTTGTTATACTATTTGCCCACGTCTGAAAAGAAACTTCACGCATGGCAAATTCTTTATCGATAGCGTTTAATGCTTCCGTTAGCTGATAGGACAATTCAGCCTTTTGCTCCTCCGTACCTCCCGCTTTTTCCAGATTTGCTAAATCATTCTGGTATTTCTTTGTAACGCTTAAACGCTTTGTTGTATAGTCTTGATACTTGGCGAGAATATTGTTATAATAATTTGCCGTTTCGTTGGCCTGCTTCTGTTTGGTGTATTCTGACATGTTGTCAAACATCGATGTATCAACAGAGACAGAGGAAGGGTCAAACGCCTTTTTCTTGTAGTTCTTATCTTTGGCGGCTTTGGCGTTCTCCTCTGCTTCAAATATTTGTCTTTGCGCCTCCGTAATTTTACGGATATATTCCTGCTTCTGTCTTTCGATGTCTTGTAATTCTATTTTGTTGTTCAGTTCACGTTGCGCCATTTCTTTGTCTATGCCGTCCTCCATCGCATTTATCCGAGCCTGTTCTACTTGGTTCTCCAAATCCGTATCAAGTCGTATTCGTTCACTTGCATTTTTTTTACGGAGTTCTTTAATCCTGTTCAGCTGGTCGGTATAGGCATTTATGTCAGTCAATCCAGTGGCTGTTTTAGGCAGCTTTGCACGGAGTGCGTCAATTCGTGATTGTAACGCATTGTATTCCTTGCTTCCGCTTACAGTTTCTCCCTGCTCTTTCTCTAATTTTGAGATTTGTGTTTTGACTTCATTGATTACCCTCAAATCTTTCTCACGTTCAAGTACAGTGTCTTGAAGCGACTTGATATAAGCCTCTTGTTGCTCCACTGCTTCTTTCGTGCCGCTGCCGTCTGCAAGGGCCTTTTTTAATGAGGCAAGTGAGGTTTCAGCCTTCTTGATTTCTTCTTCAAGTTGGGAGATGGATTTACCTTCGGTGGAAAATGGCTCATTTGCTGCCTGTTGAGAGGTATTTATACTTGTAACGCCAAACTTTTCACGCGCTTTTTCATCTAAATCCTCTGTTATTTTTTGCGCTTCTCGGATATTGGAGATATATGTATCAATACGTGAATCCGCAAAAATCGTACCTTTGCCTTGTATTTCATTTAGTTTGTCTTGGATCGCAGCATCCAAATCTCTTCGTTCCAATATGGCATGGTAGATTTGTGAATAGAGTTTTGCACCTTCTTTATCTCCTAACTCGCTATATAGGCGGTCTTGTATCTTTCCGAGATTATCGGACATTATGTTGTCCAACCAATCTTCCTGCTGCGACTTGAAATGCTGGTATTGTCTTGCCCCGTAAGAATCTGTGATTGCTTTTGTGAGTTTTTCATAAGCTTCTTCTGTGAGTCCAACCTTATTTATTTCTTCTTCTAGACCTTCATAATACTTGCTATATCCTGCAACAATTTTTTCTTTGACGGTATTATATTCATCTGTACCTTCTTTTAATGAAGACAATTCTCCATTGAGCTTAGCAAGTTCCCTTTGCTCAGATAAGGCTGCTTTCTCAGATTCCTTTTCCGCAGCATTCAGCCTTTCCTGTGCCTTTTCCGCTTCTGTTTGATAAGTGACTAATTTATAAATGCCTAAACCTAGTGCTGCTACTGCCGCTGCTACTGAGACATATGGGTTGGCAAGTAAAGTCTTGTTCAGTGCAGCTTGCGCAACTTGCAATAATTTCGTGCGAGTAGCAGCCAAAGCTTCTGCATTTGATAATGTTATTCCTGAAGCTGCTGCAAGACTTTGATTTAATGCGGACTGAGCTAATACGGCGGAATATACTTTTTGTAAAGCTGTTATAGTAATCAATGCAGCTTTATACGCTCCGTATGTTCCGACGATTTCAAGCAAGGTTTTTCCGACAGTTTCATAGTTTCCTATCAAATAAGAGACTCCGGATAATGCATCATTGATAATACCTTCATTCGCTTTGCCGATGTCGTTCAACATCATCGAGAAACTATCTCCTATGTTAGAAATCTGTCCGGTAATGGTTTTGCTTTGTTCTTGCATTAAGTTAAAGAACATACCACCCTCGTTGGTAAGGTTCTGTATGACTTTCTGAACCTCTGGAAACCCTATCATACCAGCTTCTACCATTCCTTTGATTTCACTTTCAGCTACTCCAAATTCTTTGGCAAGTTCTTTTATCATTGGAATACCTCGTCCAGTGAATTGGTTTAGGTCCTGTGTATAAAGTCGACCTTGTGTCATAGTTGTACCATAGAGATATACTAAGTCTCCCAAAGGTTGTGAAAGTCCGGCTGCAATGTTCCCTAATCGTATAAGAGTCTCGTTAACATCTTCAGCAGAAGTACCGTAAGCCAGTAATTGACGAGCTCCATTGGCAACACCTTGTAGATCGAATGGAGTTTTGGCGGCTGTTTCTGTGAGCTGAGCCATAAGGACGTTTGCCTTTTCACTACTTCCAAGCATAGTGGTAAAGGCGACCTCTAATTGTTGAAATTCACCTCTTACTTGTATAATATTTTGGATAAGTTCTTTTGCTGTAAAGCCAGCCCCAAAAGCTGCAGCTGCTTTCGTCATTTTGTTGAACATATCTTCTATGCCCAATCCATTTTTTTCTATTTCCTTAGAAGTATTGGTTACTCCGGTTTCTACTTCTCGTAGTTTACGAAGAAAATTAGAATTGTCGCCTGTTATATCAAAATGAAGTCCGGCCATGAGTCTTTTCGATTAAAAGGGGTAGATGTAACATCACATCATTTGCAAATATACAAAAGTGTATGAAATTCATATACTTTTGATAAAATAGAATAGAGTTAATAAAGTTTAACTAATGTGTGAGTATAAATATTTTAATAAATGATTATTGTATTATACTTTTGACGAAACAATCTTAACAGCATAAGATATGGATTTCAAAGATACAATTCAACAGATTGTAGAGAAAATTGCTAAACAGAAGGATAGCATAGCAACGGAAGAAGCGACAAAAACCTCTTTTGTAATGCCTGTGATAGCAGCATTGGGGTATGATGTATTCAATCCCTTTGAGGTTGTACCGGAAATGGATTGTGACTTAGTTAAGAGAAAAGGCGAAAAAATAGACTATGCCATAATGAAGGACGAAAATCCTATACTACTTATAGAATGCAAGCATTGTAAACAAAACTTGAATTTACATGACACTCAGTTACAAAGATATTTTGTCGCATCAAAGGCTAGGTTTGGGGTCTTGACGAATGGAATAGAATATCGCTTTTATACAGATTTAGAAAAGGTGAACATAATGGACGAAAAGCCGTTCCTTGTGGTAAATATGCTCGATTTATCGGACAACGATATTGAGCAACTGAAAAAGTTTCATAAGTCTTATTATAATGAGCAAGATATATTGAGTACGGCACAAGAGTTACAAATCACGATACAAGTAAAAGAAATGCTTAATCGTAATTTCCAAATGCCAGACGATGAATTTACACGTTATTTTGTCCGTAATCTTAATGATGGGAAATATACGGCAAAACTTGTGGACCAATATAGACCTATTGTTAAGAAATCCATTGCTTCGGTGATTAACGATATTATATCCGACCGTTTGAATGTGGCTATGAAGAATGAGAATAAGGAGGAAAAACAGATACCACAGGAGGTTGAGAATGAAAATCAACAACCAAACGAAATGAATGAAGAAAAACTTCCCGATGGTGTAGTATTTCAAGACCGAGAAAAAGGTATAGTTACTACACAAGAGGAGATAGATGCCTATAACATTGTGCGCAGTATATTGAGGCAGTATGTAGATGTATCTCGTATTCAATATAACGACTACAAGACTTATTTTTCAGTGAACATAGATGGTAGTACATGGTGGTGGATTTGCCGCATTTATATAGGGAAACGGAGTAAAAAAATATGCTTGCCAAAGGATAACTACAAGACGAATGAATGGATTGACATTGAGACTATCGATGATATTTTTAATTATGCCGATGGTCTTAAAGAGGGTCTTGATTTGGCGAAAAAATGTGCTGATAAATAAAAAAATAAAGATATGAAGAAATTATTTTTATATATATTGATTCTATTATCAATTATTATTTTACAATCATGTGCACGAACGGAGGACGGAGAACCCGGATCGACGAGTGATGATACGAAATCACTAATTATAGGTGTTTGGGAAAGTGAAAATTATGTAGTGTCATTTGGAAATGATGGATTCTATTCGGCATATATTGCAGATGAGTTTATAGATAGCGGTGATTATACTCAATCCAAAAATATAGTATCATGTCAAAATTCCTATTTTAATAGGACAACAATTTATACAGTTGAAGAAGTATCAGATGATTTGCTTAAAGTGAATATCGACTATAAAGATTTATATGGAAATAAAAAAACAAAAAGTATATCGTTTACAAAAGTCAAAAAGACTCCATCTACTAAAAACAATACTTTGAGCGGAAAATCATATACATTTAATGCTCCATATTTTGGTAATATTACAATGTCATTTAATACATATAATTCTGGAATAAAATCTGCTACAAAAGGAAGCGCAAAACAATATCCTCTGAATTTCTTTTATATATATATTGGAGAAAAGGTTTATTATCAAATACTTGAAAATGCCACAATTCAAGTGCCATCTATTGGGGCATGGACTAATTATAATGACGTGATATGTTGGACGATAGATATTGGTACAAATGGTGAAATCATTCATATTGATACTATCCCTTTATAAGAAAACAGTGTACATTGTGGAACATTATTAATAGGATGCATTAAAATAAATTTATAGCAGAATGCTTAATAACGTTGGATATGGATAAGGGGATTAATATTATTTTTAGTCCCACTTCATGCCTTTTATTTTATCCATATTTTTAGGATCGTCCCCGTTTATAAATGTTCGGTCCGTAGATATATGATATTTTTTTATCTCGTCGTCAGTAAGGTATATAGATGTTATGTAATCATTAAGTAACATATGCAGGTTGGCATAACTAATACCCCATACAACATAGTCCATAGTCCAGCCATAGCGTTCGCAGGCTATATCTATCAAAGTACCATAAATACTTTTACCTCCAAAGGTTATAGTGTTACACTTCTTTTTCTTGATTCTTGATATTTTTTCTTGTTCTTTTTTCTCAATATCAATCTTGAAGTGTTTAATAAACTGCTCAATGTTATCCTTTGATAACACTATTATGAATAGTTGAGCAAGTTCTTCATTCGAGAGGTTGTCTTCAAATAGCTTTCGTCTTTCATTTATTAGGTGGCTATTGAATAATTCTTCCTTTTTATCGAATGTATGGTAAGACAATATTTTGCATATAATATCTCTTTTGGAATTGCATAATCGTAATGCTTCCATATATGGATTTAGAGAAAGGAAGTCTTTATTTATTTCTAAATTTTCGGTAAGACGTGATAAAAGGTATATTTTACCCAATGTGGCAGGGTATAAGTAGAATTGCATTTCTCCTATATGGAACTCATAAGGTCTTTCCATGATAGTATCTGTAATATCCATTTCTATTATTTTCCCTTCTTTGTCCATGCAAAATAAATTATACTGAGCGTAACTGTGGGGTCGAACCACAACTTTATACATGGAGTGTATATGTGCTACCGTTACACCAGATACGCAGAACACGTGGGTACGAAGCCCCCACGTTTGGCTCTATCTACAACCTATTGAATTATACACCAACACTTGGATTAGGAGCTACTTCGAATTTATCACCGTCTCCAGACTCATCTTCAGGATCGCATTCAATTTTACTGATGTTTCCACCGGATTCCGTCACGATGATTTTACCCCACTGAATTTGTTTTTTATCGGCGGCTGCTTTCAAAGCATCAAAAGTGTATGCCCAAACACCACCGTCAGCAGAAGTAAAGGTGTCTTCGACGGAAACTGTCGTTTTCTCCATACAGAAGCCTTGAACTTCTGGGTCTTCCGGTTGAACAACAACGGCATAATTGTGTGCAACAACACCATCGCTATCACTTACAGGACGCTTACGTCCTTTTGCGGCACGAATGTTCAATGCCAAAGCATAGGTATTCTTTCCATACTTTACATCTTCATTTTCGCCTCCTTCGATTTTTGCTTCTTGTTTATCTCCTTTTGTTGTTGTCAACTGTGTAGAATCTTCCACAGGGGTAGGTAATTCCTCCCATTTAGGAGCAGAAGCATCCAAATCTTTTATAAATACACGGGGCTTACCCCATCCTATTACTGCCATGATATACCTAATTTATATTAAAAATTTATTCGTTATTTATCTCTATGTACAGTTTGTTATTAATGAAATGCTCTGTATGTCCGTCTTCAAATGAAACTCCTGTTGAATCAGTTTTTTGACTGCATTGTGATGGAACCGTATGATATTCGTCTTTTCGTATAGCGAATAAAAACTTCGATAGTTCGCATAATTCACAAATTCGGATTGAATCTTTTTCCCATGTTTTGATTTCAGAGTCCCATAAGTCTTTGACATATATATTGACATTCACATAGGCTCGTTGTATTTGCCCGCAACCTTCATTTGCAAGAACAGATATGACTATATCTTCTTTATCAGATTTGTTGGGCCTTCCTCTGTCACTCAATTTACCGGAGACATTACGTTCGAGTTCTGTACCTTTAATTTTGTGATAAACGAACTTAGCTATTTCAATATCGGATTTCATTATTTCGCAATCTGTCTTTTAAGTTTTTCAAGCATCAATAGAACTTGTTCTTTTGCCCAAAGTTCGGTTGATGCAAGTACGTCTTTATTATCCATCGCTTCTACAAACTCAGCATAGTTCATTCCGGCGACTACGATAAGTACATAGTTGTTGGAATATCTTTTAGCAAGTTCTTCCGCTAAGTCTTTACCTGTTTTTACACCTTCTGAACCTTGCTTCACTTGGTTGAAAGTTGAGTATTGAATAATGTTCTTATTATGAGCAATCACATATCCAACCGAACTACGCAAGTTGCCTGTTTGGTCGTACCAACTTTTATCACCTGCTCTATCACGAATTTTTGTAACGCATTGTTCGCCAAGTTTGGATAAAGCACGAATAGTAAGACGCTCGACACGCTCTGTTTCTCTCATGAGCATGTCATGCACTTCGCTTAGCTTGGTGGTCATTCTTATACCCATAGTTTACATTGTTTCTGGTAGCGATGGAAACCTTTCACACTAAACTCCCTTTCAATTCCTTCAAGCAGATGTATCTTAATCCTGTCACCGATCATGAATGTTCGACAATTTGCACGTAGATAAACTGTATATGAATAGCTTCTTACAATACCATCGTCAAACTCTTTTTCAGAGGCTTTACCAGCAGGAACTGCGTCGCATTCAATACAGCCTTCCCAGTTAGTTTCTCCTTCATGATAATCACCATTGCTATCCTCGTAACCATCTTTTGATACGAGGTACTGCAATCTGTGTGGATATAGTATTATTACTGACATATTACAAAAGGCAGTCACCTATATATACCATTGGCTTTGCCTCCAACTCTACCGAAGGTTCACCAATGGCATTATAGATTGAGTTAACACGTAACAGAATACGTTCTTTGTCTTTATCTGATAAAGAACCGAAAGACTTGTCTGCTTCAGAAAAATTGATAGACTGAACTAAAGACCAAAGACAGTCAGCCAAAGCTCCCATATACTCCTTTGAGTCCATTGTATCTGAATCGCAATAACCAAATGGATTGAGTTTGCGTTTTATCATCACATTCTCTACAAAACCTTCTGAAATAGGGTAATGTATTTCGTCTATAAGAGCTTGCTGAATTGTCTTCATGGCTTAACTATCTCCATTTGTTGTTTTATATGATTCAACAGCTTTTTTGAGCTTAGCTTCATCGGCATCATTCAATTTGTTCACAGCAGCAATTAACTTATCGTCTGAAATAGTCGTCGATAAGTTTTTACCGGTTATTTTATTGAACTCTGCGACGAAGTTTGCTTTTATGTAAGCTTGTCCCCAAATGGTGATGTTCTTATCGGTAGAATCTTTTCCCTCTTCGGTAGTGTCAATCGTTTGAGCCTCTGAGATGTCAAGAGAGTAGATTTGGTCTACGTTTTCAATAACAGGGAGAACTAATGCTTGACCACTTGTAAATTCCTGCAAAGGATCATTTTTAGAATACTTGCTGATAAGTTTGTATTCATCTACCGTGGAATAAATTACTCCTGCTACGGGATTAGTAACTTCTGCAAGTGTGCCCCAAACCAATGCGCCAACTTCTTGTGTAGTAAGGAATATTAGTTTGTTCGCATTCCACGGTTTGTACGGAATGCGTTTACCATTTTTCTCAGAAATGACTGTACGGTCAATCTTTAAGAATGTAATTCCGTTGTTGTCATCGGCAAATGCTTCGTCAAACAATGTAGCAGTAGGAACAGGTAACTTAGTGTTGCTGTCGAATGTCTGACCTCGATAGTTGGCAACCAATTCTTTTGCCCATTGTTCTTGTCTCATTTTATTGTAAGTCGATAACGAGATTGCTATCGTTGTAATTGAGTTTCCATCTGCGTCAGCTTTTGCAATAACACGCTTTATGTCATCAGAGGAAATAGTTCCAGCTGTTTCTACACCAAAGCTATTTTGCGGTAAATAGTTGAAATTTATGCGCAATCCAGTTCCTGTATTGTTTTCATCTTCAACGATTACAACTCCATCAGATAAAGCAGTTAAAAAGTTTGCTTCGTTCTTTTCATCGATACCAACAGAGCAAGCTACCGCATCGTTGGTTAGCTTGTTAGCTATATTAGTGAACGCAGCTCCTTGAGCTTTCATGATGTTGATTGTGTTGATCTGAGTCTCACGAAGAATTTTTTTCATTCCGACCTTTGGCAATGTACCATTTGCGTGAGCAATGGAGTCTCTCATCTTGGGAGGGAGAGGTGAGTCCATTGCTACCATGTCGGCCGCAACATAAGTTGTGTTAACTGATGCACTTTCCCACTTTTGGTCTGCGGAATATTCTTTGCGAAGCATTGTCTTGTGAAGATATGTAAGCTGATTGCCTCGCTTACCATTGATTCTCTCGATGATGGTTTGAAGTTTCGGGAAAATCTTTCTGATGTATTCAATAAATAGTGATTCTTTCATTTTTTACCTCCTTTCTACATTAATCGTGTAAGAATACAAGAGTTGGCAATGCCGTTTTCATAGCCGCTTTTATGTCGTCTATGGGGTATGGACTCGCCAAATCATTGACTTCGCCACTATACATAATACCAACCAATGGTTCACTAGTTGGTTTTGTACATACAACTACTCCTACATATTCATGAGAACCGGGAAGTGAGTCGTATCCATCGCCAGATGATTTTACGGGCATAGGTTTGTACGTGTCTGTTGACGGATCACGAATAACAACGTGTCCGGCTTTAATAACCGGAAGGTTATAATTTGATACGTCAAGAGTACGACCTCCGATAATGCCAGCTACATAATGCCGGATTACGACAGAATCCATTCCGGCATTGAGAACTTCCATTTCGCTTGATAAATTTGCTGTTGCACCCATTGTTACAATTTCTTTTTTGACTTAGAAAGTGTTGACTAAATCTTCAACTTCTTTGTCGGTTAATACTTCGTCTTGTTTACCCGAACCTTTACTTCCGGCAGCAGGAGGGGTTGCCAATGTTGCCAAACCTGCATCTGCACGCTCTTGATTATAATTCTTCAGGTCTTCCTCAACATCTGAATAGAACTCCTCGAAATCGTCGTCACTTTCAAAGCTCATCTTAGAGAAGCTTTTCAAGGTACGTGAACCGAATGTTCCAGTGTCTTTCAGCAGGGCTTCAAGTTTGGCCTTACGCAAGTTAGAAACTTTTTCACCTTCCAATGCGGCAAAACGGGCTTCCTGTTGCTCTCTGAAAGACTTAAACCATGCGGGTTCTTCGTCTTGTTCATTTCCTTTGTTGTTGGGATTTTTCTTGTTTGAACCAGCTGGACGAGAGCCGCCTTTTGACGTGTCATCGTCAACGTCGTCATCATCATCTTCTTCTGATTCGGGGTGTTTTTTCTTCCATTCGTCAAGCAAACGGTTGGCTTGCGACTGGCCGAAAGTGAGGTAAGGGAGAACCGCTTCTATCTGCTCGTCGATTTCTGCGTTTACATCCTCTTCTGAGGCATCTTCTGCGGATTTCAGGTTATCGGCAATCTTGGCGGCGATACCCTTCAATTCCTTTGCGTTGAACCCTAACGCCTTCGCTTTAAGTTTCAACCTTACGAAAACTTGCTGTTGTCTGTTCATTTCATTTAGGTTTAAACAAAAAAATAGTCTGCGTAGCAATGTAGCCAGCAGACTATTCGCATCTTCTTTCAGATGTGCCTCCGCCTAAACGGACAAACAGGTGTTTACGACAAGTCGGGTGGCGTACATCTTCATACGCTTTTTGCAAATATACAGTAAAGTATATGAATTTCATACACTTTTCAATAAAATATTGATCGAGTTTTATTTTTTTTTAAGAAAAGAGGTTAATAAAGAATAAGACAAAGCAAGACAAAAACAAGATGGCTGGGAATGAGAGATTTATCATCAAGTAACCAACGGCAAGTGGAAGTGAATTTGCGTTATTATCCAGTTATTCTATTGAGAATGGCAAAGATTGTTTCATCAGTGAATCTGAAAATTGCGTGTGAGGTTGCAGATTAGATACTATATAAGGCATTCATCACTCATTGAAAGATAATCATTTTCAGTTAGAATAATACTGTCTAATAATTTTATATCGAACAATTTCAATATATTTTTAAGGGAGTTAGTCATTTTTATATCCTCATTACTAGGGTTTTTGTTACCGCTTGGGTGATTATGAACGAATATGACACCAGCAGAGAGAGTCTCAATAGCATATTTGGCAATCAATCTTTTGTCAACTGGTGTTCCGCATATTCCTCCTTGAGAGATTTTAGCATACCCGGTTATATTGCAGGCTTTGTTCATCAATATAATGAATGCACTTTCGTAAATAAGAATATCTTCATGATAGAACTTTCTTGCGAAATTAGCAGAGTCTATAGAAGAATAAACTTTGACAACTTCAAAATCTTGTTTTTTTGCTGTTATGCTGTATTCTACTGCTTTCTTTTTCATTGCTCTTATGTATTTAGTTATGCTATTTCGAATTTGTAGTTAGGATTGTTTGCTTTCATCGATTTTATGTTTAAAGATGAGTATATAAGCCTGTCACTTGTGTGAACACTTCTTGCAACTGTTCAGCATAAATATCACTCGAAAAGAAGACCTCTTTGGCCTCGGAAAAAGAAAAAGTCTTTTTGTTTAATTTCGGGGATTTGATGAATCTCATAGAATAAGTATCCTTACCTTCTTCATAAGTAATAATTAATTTATCTGCGCCAGATTTATTTTTGCTCAATTTAATAACCTGCTCTAGGTCACCAGATTCATTCTCCATGTAACCAGTAAATTTTGATCCTGTCATAACTACAAATCTATGTCTGCCAAGTTGTTCGTATAAGGCTAACATTATTTCTTTTATTTGTTCTTCTGAATGTTTCATTGCTCTTTGTCTTTTAATTGTTAGTAATGTTGTTTGTTTTAGTATTGTAAAGATACTCATTATCAGTAAGTTAACCAAATATTTACAACCTTATTTTACTCATAATCAGGAGTTTAACTTTTGGTAACTTGGATATTGTAATATCAAAAACGCCGACTTTCACAAGCCGGCGTACATAAGAGCAATGAAAACTGCAATTATTAATAAATAATAAGACAGTCTTCGATGCAAAGATAGAGGTTTATAGCGATCATAAAAAGTCTTTTAGTAATTCTTCGTCACTAATAAAATCATAGTCAAATGGATAAAATGTATTAGCAAGTGCATCCATATAGTCTGGCGAACGTTTGATACGTTTCTTGATTTCTTCTTTCGGTTCAATTATAATCCGTCCATCGCTTTGGAACTTCCAGTGTGTTTCGGTTGCTTCCTCCATGAGTTTGTCACAAGGGGGAATAGCCGCCCCAAAACCGTTCTTAGGATTAAGCCAATCACGTAAAGACCAATAGCAGTAAGCTCGCATATTGGCAAATTCATATTGTCCGGTAAGGTCATGCAAGCCTTTTGCACTCTCGGAATACTTACAAGAATAAACATTTCTATATCCGAGTTCTTCCAATCGGGAATATACTCCAGCTCCTTCACCTATTGTATCGATGTACGCTTTGGATTTTTTGTCAGAAAGATATATGATGTGCATTCCTGCGACATGCATGTGGTCCGCTTTTCCAGCAGATTGGTGAACTTCAAATTTAGGGACATAGTTTCCGTATCGAGGGCAAAGTACACTTTCATCTCGACCCATACCAGCAACATCAGAACCAATCTTACATGATTTAGACGGTGTAAAACCTTCTTCTTGTAAACGATTCCAATTATCATTTGCAATCTCTATCCATTCATACGGAATAAGTACATCTTCGGAGACTTTTGGAAACATACCAAGTACCTTGACACGAAAAAGGTCATTAGGTCGGTATAGACCACCTTCCCACTTAAAATCACCTTCTCCTTCATTAAAATCTGCCTTCTGAATGGGAGAACACCAATTTGTCACTTTATCTTTTACCCATTCATAATCTACTTGACCGGGAATGACTAATTTCCTTTTGACTACATTCTCTGCATTGAGTGAGTTTAACCGGAATTTCGCAAATCGATTGGATTTCATGGCTCGTGCGGCATAACCCGTAGTTATGTTAGGATTAAATACGATGAGTAAACGGGAATTTCCCTGTAAGTTACCTTCAATAGCATTGTATATGGTTTCTGATATACCAGAGGCTTCTGTAACAACAAACATAACATTTGCCGCATGAAAACCAGACCAAACTTCAGTAGCATTATCATCTGCTTTGAACCCCGTTAAAAACCATTCTTCATAATTTGTCCTTATATCGTCTGATACTAATCTTCCCGGGCAACAAAATGGGAACTTTGCCCTTGCTGAACGTACAAGCCTCCTAACTTCTGGTGTCATGATGTTTTTTACTTGCCTTCCAGATGGGGCGGTTAATGCGACCTTTGTATTCTCAGACAAAACGCCATTCATGTCAAAACGAGGGGTAAGATACATAAAGCATAATGCAGCACAAGCAGCGACAAAATCTTTCCCTCTTGCCGTACCTGATGCCACAGCGGTCATAGGATTGTGCTGTACGGACTCAATGATAGCTTGTTGCTCTCTGTCAAGATTTGCACAAAGCGCATCACGTATAAACCTGTTCCAATCTTTAGACCAATAATGTATTGCTTCATTTATTATTTTCTTCTTTTCCTCGCTTGTTGTCATTCTTATATGAACCTGTAAGAGATTTCAAAGCATCTACCCATTCGTCATTGTTTACGTTTACATCTTGCTTGTCTCTCCATATATCAGGCTTTCTATTTTTAAGCCAAAATATTTGAGCAGTAGTATCTCCTGCAACGTGCTTCTTTGTTTTTTTGACAACAGTAGTTTGCGCTGACCCATCTTCAGCAACCCTGACTTCTGTAACTGTTTCTTCGTAATCATATCCGATGGCTCGTTTATACAATGCACTTTCTACCTTTAAGTCAGCTTCTTGCCGGCTCTCCTTAAGTAGATCGCGTACTTCTGGGTATTGGGAAAGGATTCTTTTATAAGTAGTAAGCCCAATACCCAATCGTTTACAAATCCCTTTATTATCTGCACCGTTTCGACAGTCAGATTTTATAATCTCTTCCTTGCCTTTGATGTATTTATCATACAATGACAACTTATCTCTTGGCCTACCTCTTCTCGACATACTATTCCTCCTTTTCTTCCAAATCCTTAAGATATGTTTCACAAATATCTACCATTCGTGCAAATGCGACTGTATTGCTCTTAATATTATATTTATTCTTCACTTCGGTAGCCACTTTAATAAAAGCTTCATAAGAGCCAACGACGATAGAACAATCTTCTGATAATTTCTGTTTTTCTAGTTCTGCAAGCACATTTTTGACATTATTGCTCCTACTTTCAGTAAACAAGAATTTCATTTCAGTAAGTTCAATATCCCCATCGTTAATAGATACAGTCGGTATTTTATCTGTATCCATGAACTTTATACCGTTTAACCCTGAATATTCTCGTGATTCTATGCTACGCATTTCCGAATATATTTCTTTGAGCATTTGCATGTCATCCTTACCTACCAAAGCATTATGTGATAATGTATAAGCAATCTGTTTGTCTTTATCCACCTCGTCAATATAGAGGATAAGGATATATTCAAGTTTCGCTTTGATACTCGCTTTTAACCGATGATTCCCAGATAAAATAAGATATTTACCGTCATTCCGTTTCATTGCAAACGGTAATTGAGAAAGAAAGCCATCTTCTGCTACATTAGTAGTCAATCGGTCAAGCGTCTGCTTTTCCATATAATGGGCGTTTTTTTCCAATGGGATACAATCTTTGGTTGGACTGACGTATGCCAGTTGATATGGAGCAATCAAATTGTTTACTTCATCTAATTTCTCCTGAATGATATGCACGTCTTTTACTTCTTGTACTTTCTTATCCATAGCGCATATAGTTCGTTTAATGATTTCTCTGTAAAGATGGAAGAATATATCAATTTACCTTCATCTCTCCGCTCAAGGTTGAATACCCCCCTGTATTTCATCGATACAGGACTGGTGGTATATACAGTAGTCTTCACTCCATCATAATAATTATACATCTTCCGTGCTATCAACCTCCGGACATCGTGGGATTTCACCAGCATGATAAGCAATTTGCTCAAACGCTGGGTCTCAGAATTAACCACAAAATCGCTTTGCATAAATATCTGCGACAATGTGGATAACTGCTTGCTGAATGATGTAAACCCAAAAGCCATACCGTCTGCCATGAACACAAGGCCAAAATCTCCGCCTGTTGTGTAATTGACCTTGTTTGCCATGTAGAATGCCTTATAATAGTTCACGTCATTAACGGCACATGGGCGAACTGTAATTACTGTGTCGGTTGTAAATTGATAATCTACCGGAAGTATATGGATATGGGAAGGCTTTACGCATTTATCTCGCTCAATGTAATAATGGTTATTCGTTTGTAGGCTTGAATAAGCAAATAGAGGATTTTTATTTGAACCAAGCCTTATTTTCCCGACCAAGTACCCTTCCAATATATTAAAGTATCTGTCTGAATAAATGATATTTTCATCGTTATCTAACAGTTCCTTAAAAACAGCTCCTCCTTCTTTGGGATCGAATATATTATAGGGTGCATGTTCATATTTAAAACTTTCTTCGACATAACTAAATAATTTTTCATATCCCCCTTTGTAAGTCGGTGGAAAACTAATTCCCACACCTTTACCTCTTTTCATTTTTAGGAAGTCCAAAAAATCCCCGTAGTAAAAACTTTGAATGGAAAAATCTAACGCACCTTTCTCTAGCTTCTTGATAGTATTATCATAATAAATCTTAGATTGTTCAATGAATGCGTTGAACATTTCTTCTTGATAATCATTCTTACGTTGATGGAATTGCGCTACTTTTAAAGCGAACATAACCTGAACAAGTTTTTTGTATTTGGTTTCTTCCCATGTATCAAAAACGTTTTTTAATTCAGGATTAATACACTCTACTTCTGTGCTAGTATCAAGCAGTAAATCCGCTATCAATTTAGAATATAGGCTTACATCGTTTGAATGTACAGTATAACCCATCGCTGACATGATTTTATCGGTGGTGTAGTTTCCTGAACATCCGATAAAAACATCTTTCCCTTTTACTCCTCTCATCAAATCTTGAAGGAGCAATTTAACTTCTGGTGGTGTCGTTCCTGTAAACATTTACTGAGTTGTATATAACTTCATATACATTTTGCGTTAAATGCCTGTCGAGCGTATTCCCGACAGGCTTAAACACAAATTCAATCATTCTTCAAGCTACTTACAAGAACACTTATGCAATTCTTCGGCTTCTTTCAGTCGTGTCAGATAGCAATTTCTATCACCCCGTAAACTGCACAAGCTTTAATGTTCTTGCTTTTGCTTATCGCTACTATAAGGGTTGAGCGGAAACAGGGAATCGAACCCCACTCTTTGGTTGGAATGCCAACGCTCTGCCGATGAGCTATTTCCGCAATATGGGCAGCCTGCACAGAATTTCCACTGCCCTTCCTTGTACTTCGGTCCTCTGAGGTTGAAGTGGGATTCAAACCCACGAATAACGGTTTTGCAGACCGTTGCGTTAATCACTTCGCCATTCAACCAAACCAATGCTGTCAAACCACCGCTTGCTTGGCAAATCTGACAGCATCCCATCAAACGCTATTGATGGTTGGCATTATTTTCAAAACAAACTCGCTTGTTCATAATTGGGCTCTTTCTTCTCAACAACTCCAAATTCTGTGATTTCAATACCAGTATTTTCTGTGATCCATTTTGCCAAAATATGGCGATGGCAGAAATCACCCGGTTTTTCGTAGCAACAAAGAGCAACGTCTTTTCCTCCGCTTAACATTTCAATTTGTTTCACGACTTGGTTCGCATCTTGGCTTGCCAATATTCTGTCGTAAAGTTTTAGGTATTCATCGTGGGAACAAGGTCCACTTACCATATAACGAGTCGGGCAAACATTCAGCATTTGTGGAATACCAGCTATAAATCTGGGTTTTCCGATTGCTACGCAAATCATATTAACTCCCGCCTCTTTCAGTTTTCGGCTATTACCGAAATACGATGTAAAAATCTTCATTTTTTGTTCTTTTTACGGTGTAAATATATAAAAAGTATATGAAATTCATGCACTTTTAGTGCTAAAATTGTCTAAACTACCACGTTTTTATTATTTCTATGACTTTTTCATATTCTCCGGCGTGCAACAAATCCACCTCCGTATGAAAATTGATGTCACAAAGGCGATATTCTATAAGTAAACAAGTATATTCATCGCCTAATTGCATTGCTTTCTTATGTTCTTTGATAAGACGCTCAAGCTGTTTGCTTGACAATCCATAACGATTTCGCCGGTTAACGTTCTTTATTTTATCCTTGTCACTTTCTTTCAAATCCTCGAATGTCATAATTTAGTCCTCCACAAATTCATCTTCATAAACGAAGATATGTTTACCACTTCCGCAAATCTCTACTTCCCATTTGCATACGTTACCCCAATATTCTATTAGGATAATGTTTCGATAGCCTTTGTATGGCTCTTTCAATGTCGCCGTCCTCATTGCTCTTATTCTTTAAAAACTTGGGTCAATATAATGACTTTGATAATGCAGCATCAGCAAGACACCGCCCTTGACTGGCTGTCCTTCTGCTACCCAATATCCATTTCTTCTTTTGGTAAACACCTTTGGCTCTCCTTTGAGCTTCGGCAAAATCTCATAATCCCCGGCATAGTAGTCGATGCACCTAACTTCGTTAAATGTCACCTCTATCTTGCATGGAGAGATTATTCTTGTAACCGTGGCTGCACGTCTGTCTGAATAATAGCAGATTGTGCAGCCTAAGCCTTCCTCTGGGACAAGGCCCTTAATGGCTTTAATTTTCTCTTCTTGAATTTGCCTAGTCCAATCTGTAAGACTTATGCCTCCGGGATACTTTCGATTTTCAATTTCTCGGAGAATAGCAAAACTTTCTTGGCTTGTCATTGCTCTTTTCATTTCCATTGCTCTATTATTTATGCGTTGTTTCGTTGACATGAACTTCTTTTCTTAACTCACCGTTCCTGTAAAACCGTACAGATACGATTCTCACTGTTTCAGACAAAAATCGCCCGCAATCATTAATTAGCTTAACTTGTAATTGAATAGCTTTTGCTAAACTTTTAGTTCGTTTTCTTATGGTTTTCTTGAATCCGAAGACATAATCTTCTGTATCGATTTCAAACTGATAGGTATCAGAGTGTAATATTAGGTTAAGTTCATATGTCATTTGTTCTATCTCACTCATTGCTCTTTTAGGAATGTTTACATATCTATTACTTAAATCATAGCACGTAAATTCTCATTTACGTATTCAAGTTTAGCATTAGCATCTCTCCATTTGTATCCAGATTGAATAATTGCAGGCATTCCGTCTCTATATCCAAGTCTCGTTCTTATTTTACCAACCTTATTAAGGGTTTTCATTATCTTATTCGCTATCATTATGTTGTGGCTATTACCATCAAAAACTTTCAGAATCCTGCTCGACGAACCATTTGTCATAATCTTATCATTTTCTTTCCAATCAAAATGATGTTCTCTTACACCAATATTTCCATCGTTCGTAATATAAAACAGATATTTTTTCATTGCTCTTGTTGTTTAAGTTGTTATTTTTGATATATAAAGATATAAATAATATATTGAATACCAATGAGTTACGCCTATTATTCACTCTGATTAAACTTTATTTAACTTATTGATTCTCTGATACTTGGAAAGTAAAATCGACCTGCATTTCTCAATCTCCGCACTGGTATCAATCCCAAGTTGACGATAGAACCCAGCATTGCCTGAAAGACATTCGTGGGCTATCTTCAATGTCCTGCGTTCTTCTTTGGAGAAACCAACTCGAAAAGTAGAGAATATAGCTAATGCTTCTTTCAAATAGCCGGAGTGGAGTAGGGATATAGGATATAGCTTTACTTGTCTTGGTTTCCATAAGGGTAAATTTCTATGTCTTCAAAATCATCGTCAGTAAGGTCGATTTCTTCTGTGTTTATCATTTCTTCTACTTTCTCATGAGCGGAATCCATGTTTTCTGCTTCTACCTCCACTATCTTCGAGTAGGTTTCGATTATTCTGAATTTGTATTTATATTTCATATTTCATTACTTGTATAATCTTCATCACATTTATTACACCGCCACATATATCCAGAAGCAGGAGAGAGGAAAAGCGAATTACCACATTTCGTACAGGTTGGGAGCAAGTCTTTAATGTAGCCAACTTCAACTCCAAATGGGCAACTGCTCCGTAATGCTCTTTCAAAATCTTCATCACTTTCGATAAGTCCTTCTGCATCGTCGTCGTATAGAGAATACAATTCTTGCGTTCCAGTTTTGTATATGGCTGTGGCTGTGTCTTTATCTACTATAAGCCAGACAAAACCGTCTTTTGTAACTTTCGTTTTCATAGTCCTAACTCTTTTATTATGCGTTGTGCCATTTCGTTTGCTTTATAAACTTTTTTATCATAAGCAATTAAATTGTGTATTCTTGTCGCCTCCCCTGATAAAAAAGGTATTTGACTTGGATATAAGCTATAATGCTCCAATAACACCTTTTTAGCAAGTTCTAAAGCTTCGCTTTTATAGCCAAGTTTATCCCCTGTAATGATCATCACACTCCAAGCGTTATCGTTTCTAATCAACTTTTCCATTTTTTATTCTCCCCATAATTTTACTGCAAGATCGTAATTCTTTTGAGCTTCATTTACTGCTTTTTTGGCATAAGTAAGAGTGTAGGAGTGTTCACGTGGATATTTGCCTGACTTTACACCTTCATGATATTCTTTGGCTTCTTCCAGCTTGTGCGCATAAAAGTAAATACTTTCCGGCATAGATAGGTTGATGGTTGTAGCACGCTTGTCCCAGTATTCGGCTTCTCTTTCATGTTCTGTTGCTTTGTCGCTAAATTCAACGCTTTTACCCATGTTTCTCCAAGCATCCGCTATTGCTTTTCTGTGTCGTCTTTCGCTATGATGTCCTACTTTAATAGGTTCTCCAAGTGAAAGAAAATCTCTGTCCTTATTTGACTTTTCGAAATATTCATGACTTTTTTTATTTGCTGATACAGACCATTCACGTCTACGTTCGGCTCTACGTTTTGCCCATTCTTGTACGTTGAATCCGTCAGCCCTTACGATGGAGTAATAATAGAATCCGTCACGCTCAAATATCAGATTAAAAACGATACTTTCATTCTCTTTTCCATACTTGGTTGTAACTAGAATTTCCTCACCTCTTTCATGCTTTTCTTCGCACTTTGCCAAAAATACGTTTGGCGCAAACTTGTAATATGTGTTCATTGCTCTTATATATTGTGCAAGGCTTTCGCTCTGCTAGTTAAAATTATACTAATACTTCAATCTCTTCAAATTCGCTGATTTCGTCAATATACTCATACTTCTCAATCCCCATTTCTTTAGTAGCAATACCTGTTAAGTCAACATACATACAATATTCGTCAACTTCTACGATATACCACCCATCATTGTATTGTACCTCGCCATCTTCATAGATAGTTTGGATAAGTGTTCTACCGTCTTTCATTACAGAACTTGCAAGCTCATAAGGGTTGCGAATTGTACCATTATCGTAGTCACAGATGTCATTCATTGCTTTCAGTGCTCTGTTGGCAAGTTTTCTTCTTGTATCAAATTTCTCTGTAAAAATATGAGTTGCTTTCATTGCTCTTTGTCTTTTAATTGTTAGTAATGTTGTTTGTTTTAGTATTGTAAAGATACTCATTATCAGTAAGTTAACCAAATATTTACAACCTTATTTTACTCATAATCAGGAGTTTAACTTTTGGTAACTTGAAATGAAATATGAATGAAATGGAGTATCACGGACAATAGGTTTAATCTATTGGTTTTTATTAAAGTGACCCGGCTTTTGTTTCCACAGTGATATAGCCGGGCCACCGCTCTTGTTGTTTTGGAAGAGCACGTGTATTTGGTGTATCAATCTCCGCAATAACGCCCGCTTTGGTTTCTGTAATACTCTATTATACCTCTTTCCATTGCTGAGTCGAATACAATCGATTCGGGCTTTTGTGCGGGTCCCGACTTTTTCATTAACCGGCGAGCCTCTTTTTCTGCCTTGCGGGCTTCCGCTTTCATCTTAAACCATGCGTTCCTCAAACAAGCACTGAACGACTGGCAGAACTCACGGCCGAGAACCGAGATAGAGCGTTTATACATTGACCATGCCATTTTGAAGAGTTGCGATTTGTTGATTTTCGTTTTCATATCTTTGTTTTAGTTTTATGATATAAAGATACAAGTTATATCTTGTATTTACAATGGTTTGAGCAAGATTTATCTTGTATTTAACTTTATTTATACAAGATATAGCTTGCATATACTAATAAAAAAACGACTTTTGTAACAGAAATAACTTTTAGGATATGAGAATAAGAGATATTATTGAGCAAAAAGGTATAACTACAAAAGAGTTAGCCGAAAGAATGGGAATTAGCCAAAGTGCATTGAACCAACATATATCAGGGAATCCTTCAATTAAAGTTCTTACTTCAATTGCTTCTAATTTAGGAGTTAATATATGGGAATTGTTTGTATCACCAGAAGAAGTACGCCCCAATATCGATACTACTGTATTGACGTGTCCTAAATGTGGAGCGAAGTTAAAGGTAATTGAGTCAAAAGATTAAGCCATGAACGAGGAAATAACAAAGCTATTACTTCAATGCGACACGTTGAAAGCTCGTTTGTTGGGGCTGCGCCCATTACCACCGGATGCCCTGCAAAAGATAGAGAATGCGTTTGCCATTGAATACACCTATGAAAGCAACCGGATCGAGGGAAATACGCTCACACTGCAAGAAACGGAGTTAGTAGTCAACGAGGGGGTTACTATCGCCGGAAAGTCAATGCGGGAACACCTTGAAGCGATTAACCACGTTGAAGCGATAGACTACATAAAGGACTTTGCAAAGGGAGGTATGGAAATATCGGAGCGCACAATCAAGGAAATACACGCTATTGTGCTACATGGCATAGACAGAGAGAATGCCGGACGTTATCGGGGCGTGCCTGTTATGATTTCGGGAAGTACACATGTCCCTCCACAGCCGTATTTGATACAACCACAAATGGAGGCTTTTATGACAAGGTTTTCCGGAATGGAGGAGCAGGGCATTCACCCGGTGCTCATTGCGGCTTATCTTCATGATGAGTTGGTACGAATACACCCGTTCATAGACGGGAACGGGCGTACATCTCGGCTTCTGATGAATCTATACTTACTCCGCAACGGTTATACACTGGTAAATCTCAAAGGCAGCAACGAGGACAAAATAAGCTATTACAAGGCACTGGAAGCCTCTCATACGGAGAACAATCCGGCAGAGTTCCAAAAGGTCGTTATACGGGCTGAAATAGAATCTTTAAGCCGGTATCTCTCGATTGTAGGATAGTATTGTCTGGATTTGAATTAAAGATTATGAATGAAGCAATGATTTCATTTGTAACTCGTTTAAGTTTATTTATTACCTAATCACGACCTAAATTTAAAGTATAAGGCGACAAAAAAGGAGGGCGTTTTGCGTCCTCCTCGTTATGGATCCTGCTTTATATTCTTACCACAAAGCAACCTTTCCGCCTATTCCCAAATCAAGGGTGGCCGTTGTAATTCCCAAAGCCTTAAAAACTTTGCTCATAGTAGGAAGTGTTATTATACACTTACCGCTCTCCAACTTACAAATTTGAGAGCGTTTCACGCCTACTTTTTTGCCTAATTCCTCCTGTGTGAGGTTCTGTTTGAGCCTTTCTGCCTTGATAGCCTCTCCAATGTAATAAGCCTGCAAATCATCTTTGAGTTGAGCTTCCATAGCGTCCCTTTCGGGAGTGCCCACCTTTCCCCATACATCATCTATCAATTTGTCTGCTGGTGTGAAATTCATCTTTGCCATATCTGTTACTTTTTATCATTAAAATATTCTTTCCTTATTCTCTCTGCCTTTTCTATCTCCTTTTTAGGGGTTTTCTGCGTCTTTTTCACTATCCCGTGAGTAACCACTACCAAAGCCCCTTTCTTGGTGTCCCAGAAAGCAAACAGACGGTAACAAATTCCGTTGAAAAGCGTCCGTAACTCCCATATATCAGAGTTTTCCAATTTCTTGAAAACGTCCTTTTCTATTAGACCACTCTGCACTCTACGAATATTATACGCTATCTTCTGCTGTGCCTTGAATGGCTGCTGCCTTACAAAACTGTTCGCCTCATCGCTTAGTATTATGGTTATCGTATGCCCGGCCATATCGTTTCTTGTTATATTTACAAAGATAATAATTTGTTTCCAAATTAGCAAACAATCGTGTCTGTTTTTATTCTATTTTAGAAAAATTTCTCTCTCGGCTTGTCGTTCGTCTTACTCCACCCGGCATGAAAGCTCGGAGGGGAGATGTTCAGGAAATTGGGATCCGATATATTATAAACATCGGTATCTCTATGTTAATGCTTAAAATATTACGTTTCATATCGCCTTAAAATCCAATCGGCCTAAATTGTCATTTATAGACTTAATGATACTTTCCTGTATCAAGGTTCCGCATTGGGTTGTTAGTTGTATAAAGTGATCTGTATCATTATCTGATACAATTCCGTACTTGTTCTTCCAGTTGCAAAAAGAGTTCTCTATATCCCGCAATCCTGCCAACATGATTAATAACTCCCTTGTCTGTCCACTGATGACTGCGTTACGCATGGTATCGACGCTACGATGTTCGATTACTTCTACTGTCTGCTCATCTTGTTTTAATTCGGTTGTTTCCATATAAAAAAAGTTTATTGTTTAACGATGTTCGGAATAGCGGGAATCCTCCCGGACACGTCCGCTACCGGTGGGATAGCTTACTTTCACAAGCGGCTGCCCCGTCTATAATTTAACAAACATATAAAAGCACCCTATTAGGGTAGGGTAACCCCGGAGCGGATAAACCGCCCCTTTGGATTTATAATAACTTTATGGTTATAGCTGATATTATGCCGAGAGTTTGGTATTGAACAATTCAATGACAAACTTTCTGCCTGATTCGGTCCAATACATATGTTCTCTTGATTTCTGTACTCCGTTATCCATATAAGGGTAGGGGACATGTTTGGTAAATCCTTTACTGCGGTATTTGGCCGTGAGGAAGTAAACAGAAGATTGTCTGTATTGAACTCCCCATTCACAGAGTAGTTTGTTCAGTTTTATAGCCGATACACCTAAGAATGCCGCTATCATGTTTGTCGTCACAAGTCCTTCACTCGACATGATTTCATCGTAACATTTACCTTTGGGGGCGAGGACCTTTATAGTATCGTCCTTTATGGATATTTCCTCGTCTTTTCTCTCGATGATAATTTGTTTCTGGGCATTTTCAGCTTCGAGCTGTTTTAATCGTTCTTCTCTTTTGGCAAGAGTGGCTTGTGCAATGGTTAGCGCACGTGCCATGATTTCTTCTGGTGTGTCTTCTTGCTTGGTGGAGATGTAGCCGCCTGTGGTACGTACTTCGTGAAGGATTTGTTTGACCCCTTTCTTGAATTGTTTGGCTATTGGCTTGCGGCTTTGCATAAGGACTTCGTATAAACCACCTTCGGTTAGGAACCAAACTTGTTGGTTTCCACCGGGGGTCGGAATAATGTTCCGACCCTTTTCATCATCATCTACAGATGCAACCAATTTGTTAAGGCTTGTTTTGTCGTAATCGATGCATTCTGCAATCTCTCTTGCAAGGAACATGGGATTTTCTGCTGTTCCGTAAACTGTGAATTGGTGTCCAAGCAATTCTGTTTGTTTTAGGACTTGAATTTGGGCTGCCATAAACTTGTAGCATTAAGTTGTATGATAGGCAGCAAAAAGCGGCCGCCATATACGCTGCTACAAGTTAATGGACTTCACCTCGAAAGGCTAATCTTTACTTACGTATAGGAGGCCGCCAATATATAAAAGTATAGGCATAAAAAAAGCCCAACTTTCTATTGAGCAAATTAACCGCTTGCCCTGCGAGATGATTAAGTTCATCAACTTGTAGCATTACAAAAGTATTGAATTTTACGAGGTAATGCTAATTATTGGGCACAAAATTAGAGCATGGAATCTTGAAAATGTATGAATTTCATACATAATTCAATATTATTAACCTTTGAGGGCTATTATACGATTTCCTAAGGCAGTGAATCGTAAGGCGAAATTCAGTTTAAAGTAAAATCCCCATATCTTCACAAATAATGAAGTGCACCACAAAAGTTGTAACAGAAAACGTAAAAAGAAAGCGATGAAAAATTAATCTCACCGCTTTTTATATGCCTCAAAATAGACGTGTGTAAACAAATGCCAAATTAGAGTTGTACAAACATCAATTCTTTAAATCAAAGGAATTATCCGTATTTTATCGAGCAAGCCACAAACAAGGCCATAGCGCCGAATATGGCACTTGCTACTGCGATGATGGTAGTTATAATCCATTTCCAGTCTATGGGATTGCGTAAGTTAGGATTGGTGGCAAGATAAATTTTTCCATATTTCGTTATGCGGACATCTTCAAGTTCATGCCCCTCGTTCCATAGACCTTTGACAAGACCTAATCTTTCCAGCGAGTCTACGCACGAAATGAATATATGGTGCGGATAAGTGTTTGGGCAGACAATCCCGCTGCTGATTAAACGCAACACTTGCTTCTCCTGTTTTGATAGCTTGATTTGCTTCATGACCGTTTCTCTACAATGACAGCAAAAACTTATACGCTTTAAGATACTTGTTCAATCTCGGTAAGTCTTCCTCTATTATTTGAGGTAAACGGGTTACGTCCAAATTGTCCTCCAAGTCGTGCAGCTTTACTTGTCTTCCAATAGGATTCAATCTACACCGTTTTATGAAATCGTCATAGATCTCATCATCGTTACGAGTGACAGAAAGTATAGCATCCACAATATTATGAGGAAAGCCTTCCATTAGTAAATATTCAGCAGTAACTTCGGTATCTTCTATCGTGTCATGCAATAAAGCTACTATGCGCTCCTCATCTGTTTTGCATCGGTTTGCCACACGGATAGGGTGGAAGATGTAGGCTGCTCCAGCTTTATCGGTTTGTCCGCTATGGGCTTTGACGGCGATTTGAAGGGCTTTTTCTAATAGTGAATTTTTAGTACATGTCATATTCTGATTTGGGTATTTCTATACCTCCTAATATTATCTCGCAAACGGTTTCATTTGACTGTGATATTTCCTTTTCATTGCGTCTTCCTTTGTGCTTAATGAAAGCATTTGTCTTTCCATTTTCAAGAACAAGACGTATTGCAGATTCTTCAAAATCGTCTAAAATATAGACTTCTTCACCCGCTTGTAATTTTTTTTGTAGGATATTTGGGTTCATATTTATATGTAAAGATAATTATTTTTATCGGAAATGACTATAATATTCAATAGATTTTTCTACTATTTTTAGTGCTTCATTACTTGATTTATCGAGTATGCGCCATTGCTCATAATATTTATGTCCGAGACCACCTTCCATTCCTGTCTCATTATGTATTTCTTCCCAACGTTTTTTTCCAAGAATACGTTTCGCATCTTCCGGCCTTTCTTTTGCAAAAATCATACGTTCCGTATTAACCTGTATTTCCGCAGTAAGACCATTTGTGGTTCTTATGTTTACGATGTTTCCACTATATCCCATGAATGATTCTGGTTTTTGCCTTTTAAGGCGTAAAAAGCCTTCCGTTTTGTACAGTTCTTCTAACACATCTTCTATTCGGGACTTCGGAACGATTATGGTTGTTCTTACAGCATCTTTAATATCGTATGGAGTTATACCTTCTGTGATGACTTTTCTTGTGATAGAAGTTGTACTCTTGAAATTAATAGGCGTAACATAACCACCATTTTTTATTGCGATCCGTTCTGCTATGGACTGTACTTCATCTCCCACTGATGATGCTCGTTTTACAATTTCCGAAATGGAACTTTCAACTGTTATTTTCTGATAAACGGATTTATTATCACGCAAAAAGTATGGTAAAGTATTACGTTTTTTTGCTGTGCTGATGCGCTCTTGATTATCTAATACCCACTTTTTGAAAGCGTCCGGTACGTCTTTAACTTCGTTCACGCTTGCTGTCGTGGCTTCACTCCGACCGTCCCATTCCCAAAATTCTTCTTCGGTTTTTAGAATGGGTATCTTGTAACAGCGACAATTGCTACCCCAAAAGCATTTTCCGTTCCTGCGGATATACATGATATGGTTGCGTTCCAGTGTCAAATCATAGACAAGACCATCATAATGCTGTATCTCTTTATTAAATACCGAAGACGTGACAGAATAGCATTCACGTATAGAGTAACAATCATAGTTTGACTTTATAATTGGACCATTCGCTTTGTGTGATACTCCTGCTTTATTTATAGAAAAAGAAGGCCTATGTCCTGATTTCAGTATTAGTTCGGATAAGTCTCCTGCCATGCGTTCAGATGTGGTGAAGTATATGATTTCATCTTTATCTGACTTGAATTCATTACCGTGATTCCCTATGAATGATCTGCAAGGACGCTTATAACCGTCGCAAAGGACAAAGGCATCAAGAAAAATCCTTATCTGCCTCTTTGAAGCATTCTTTATAACATACGGGACAAATTTGTTTATACACCGTCCAAAAATCTTCAAATAGTTGCGTATGGTAGTGTTATAAAATACGACCTTTTGTTTTTCAAGATGTGGTTCAAATCCCATACGATTGATACAATCAACTATTTTATCTCTTGCCGTTTCTCCCTCTTGCTGGGATATTACGACGCCCGAATTGCTCATTGTACTACCGTCAGAAAGCCAATACCCCATAAATTCGCAGAACAAATCAAATTGGATTATCAAATCATCAATTTGGTAAAATTCGACATCGCCTGATTCATACTCGCAACCTCTATAAAATCTGCCTTTACCTTTCGTGTATTCTTTCGCTTGGCAATTCTTAATTTTTCCGTCATTCTTATTCAAATACACCATATTGTGTTCTGGGGTTACGAGACAATCAAGAGAGCGATTGTAGAAATGTATCATTTCTCCATAATATGAGAAACATTGTCTATCGATAAATTCAACCCATTCTATATTACGTGTATTTGGATTTAACGATAATATCAAATCATCATCTAAAACGTCTTTGAATAACTTCCAACCTCTATTCGTCAGAACTTCGCTATCATCTGAATAACAAAGGGGATGCCAACCGGTCCATTGGAAGTCTTTCGGGTACTTCCCGGCTAGTATATCGCAAATGTCTTGGAAAGGCTTTCCGTTGCAAGTATGGTTGTTGCTCAACTTGATTTCATATCCCACCACGAAGTCCATCTGCTGCCAGCGAAGGTTTTCAGCTTGGCGGTATGCCATATTGATTTCGGAAGCAGCCAAACGGATAGAACGATACTCACAATCCATTGCCCGTGATGCTTTTCCGAACCTTTCCTTGTAATCTTTTTGTAGTTGTGGGAAATCGAGCAGATATTTGGATATTTGCTTACTTAATGTAATTGCACTCGTACCTTTTTGAATGGCACATGATATGGCTTCTTCAAGTTCTTGCTTATACAGAGTCGATTGATTCCACAACTTATCTGATATAGTAAATCCTTTATCCTTACGTTGCTGAAACGCTTTCAATGCATCATTATTGGGCTGGTATAGGATTTCGTATTTCTCCTTTCCTATGGTTGCGCCATAAGTTTGCAATACTTTGTTGGCAAGAAGATCTTGAACTTCGTTGCTGTTTTTCCATTCTTCAGAAGTGCCACTATATATTACAGCTCCGATGTCCTCAACGAACCTTTCTTGTAAGTCTCTTATCCGTTTTCTTGTTTGGGGATAATCCGACCACATAAACGGCCTATCACTATCAATGGTAAAATCGGTGATTCCGACTATTTTAGCCGCCTCTAAATTCAAATCCTCGTATATGGATTCCACAAGCATGACGTATTTGGCGAGCCGTTTATTCAGCTCGCCGTACTTGCGTTTCTGATTTGGAGTTTTCGGCTTTGCCATACATGCCGTTTTATAGCTTTAAGATATATTTTAAGCCAGCGGCATAAGCAATATACCCACGCCACCTTTATCTTGAAAACTGATATTTCCCATAATTATCTAATTAAATTGCTGACTCTCCAAATATATTGTCGACCCTGCTTTGTGAAGTGATAGTCTCCTCTTGCCGTATCTGTTCCAATGTAGCCTGCGCGTCATTGCTATAACCTGCCTGTTGGATAGATTCAAGCTGAGACATGACTGGTTTTCCGCCATTAAGTTTCAATAAGCGATCTGCTGTGGCATCTTCATCTTGTTGTATGAAGGGGGTAATGATATGTTCAATCTCTATATTATCAATTTCGCTTTCCCATGATGTGTTCATGTGCTTTAAAAATTCTTTGATGACACTTGCCTCACGTTCGAAAAGCTCAATCCATGAGCCGCTTTCGTCTCCAACCTTTAAGTGTGCGTCGGTCAAAAGCATTTGTCTGGCATCGTAACCTATGTTCCCCAAAGACTTCATGTTGTCAAAAGAAACGTCCGGCATCTGCGATTGCATCCAATAGAGTTTAAGCAGGGTTTCCACATGATACTTCAATGCTTCGATAGATTGCGACCATGATACATACGATACGTCTCCATTATATTCCACACGGTAAACTCTACGGCTTTCTCCTTTATCTTCTCCACCTTTTATACCACCGGCTATTTTCAAAATTGGTGCTGAATTATAGGCAATCACGTCGGAGTTACGAGAAAGTGTATATTCCAATTCTTTGCGAATACGAGTTAATCCGTGGTATATAGGTACAGGTCTAAATGCGTATGCACCGGGTATTTTCATTAATCGTATTTGTTCAACAGTTCCGACAGGTTCCCAACCTTTACCATTTTGTTTCCATTTATAATGTTTGTCCGATGTGTATGTCTCAAAATAAGTAATTACTTCGTCCTTTACCCTTTTGGTGTATTCAAAGGACATTGCAAGCATATCGTCAAGCTCGTCGATCAATGGATATAGTTTTACTCCCTCCATTGGCGAGTATGTTTTGCATTTTAGCTTATACTTACTATTAAAACCATATAATGTATTGGTCTTTTCTACTACGTACCAAATTGTGAAAATTTCGCATGAGGCGAAATACGCATTTGCACGTTTAATATTTTCTGTATCGATTCGGGCATACTTGTAAATTGCCTCTATAGCCTTTGCTATCTGTTGGCGGACTTCAAATCCTTCTGTGTTGTGGTAGATACGTTTTACAGGAATGGCAAACATGAACTCAGTCATACGCTTTGTAAGCAGCTTTTCAAGGCCAATGTAAATGCGTGATGCTTCTTCTTTTGTCCCGTCTTTGCGTATTTTATCTTTTCGTGTTATAGTATCTTTGGCTATTTCATGGAATGATGGTTCATACGCTTTAATAAGAAATTCCCATGAAGGAACACAAACGGATTTTCTTTTTAAGTCATTGATAATATTATCAACGGGTCGGGCACTGTTTAATATAGCGGTTATTTCGTCCATGATTGTATAATTGTGCAGTGCATCTTCACACTGTGTATTTATTATTGATTTCTAAGGAATTTGTTTACAAAATATACTTGTCCTTTTCCGGTTATTTTCGGTGTTATAGTGGTATGTAATACGCCACCATTACCAGACCGTACTCCTTTTTTCAACTCAAATAATCCTTGTTCAATATATTGCTGATTGGGGATATTGTACCGTTCACCATGTTTCCCAAGATATCCGTTTTCACGCAGCCATGCGAATAACCGCTTTTCTCCGATTGGATAACCGTTCTGAGCAATTAATTTAGCAAGTTCTCCAATCAAGCAAGAAGTATTAGAAGATTGAACCGCATTCGTAAATGCAACTGACGGTGCGGCTTCAGCTACTTTTTTTTCCGCTTCAATGCGCTTTTGGCGTTCTTCTTTAATTTGGGTAGCAAGTTTAATTAAATAATCTGGAGATAAAAGAGCCTTTTCAAGTGTTTCGTTTGTCAGGTATACGCCATGTTTTCGGATAGAAGGGAGAACTTCACTTGTCACCCATTTGCGAAACGGCTTTGCTTTTTCGCTGTCACTACGAATTATCACATCATATAAACCGCTTTCTGTTATAAATGTAACTTGTTGATTTCTACCTAACGAATCTATGGTGTCCATTTGGCGGACATCATCTTCTTCAAGTCTTGACCTGACATTTCTTGCGTTAGTAATGCCTATAATACTGCACACATCTGCCAAGCAAAACAATGGCTCGTTACTCTCACTCATTGCAATTCTTACTTTTCCGAATTGCTCATTCTCAAAAATTTTAATTTCGTCCATAGGCATGTTTCGCATTACTTCATACGATTTTTTTTCAAAAATAGTAAAAGTGAATGAATTTCATATACTTTTAAGACTAAATTTGTTTAATCTACTATATTCGCCAGTTTTAGTGTTTTCCTGCATTCTCCGTTGAGCGGCAAATTTGATACAGATACAGTAATATCGCTGACACTCCTTTCAGGTAGCAAGATTTAAGAAATGAAATATATAAATATATTTCTTAAACTCTACTGTGAGAGAATCAGCGATATTTACTGCCTTTATTGCTATTTTGAATATACATTAAATCTCACCTTATTCCTACTTCTGAAATTCACTATATCTTCGATCATTCTGATATAATCATCGGAATTTACACATGGAGTGAAAGCACGGGGATTGAGTTTTATTTTCTTTAATACGAGCTCATTGTCAAAGTCTTCACATCGATATAGCTTTATAATAGCTGCTACAAACTCCCTTCTCCTGTATATTGGTGAACTCTGGTTTTCACAAAAGGGTTTATAAGCCATTACCATATCTGCTAGTTTGCATGAGGTTTCAAAATCTTTTATAACAAAAAGACCTCTTCGTATGGCACTATGGTTTAGGTGTCTCTTTTTATCATAATCACAAGTCAAAGACATTCGCAAGAAAAATTCGCATATAGAGATTGGGAAATCTGGATACCTTTTTTGAAACTCCATTATCTTCACATACTCTCTTTTACCTTCATCTGCATAGGATTTAACAAAGTCTTTTTTTTGCCAATTCCGAGCTTCCATATTATACATACGCACCTGCTCAACGCCGTATCCTTCTACTATGATGTATCTTATAGGTTTATGTAGTTCCTTTGATGCAAGAAAACGGTTTTGCCCATCTATTATTTCAAATTTTTCATTCACAATAATAACTGTAAATAGGAATTGCTCATTCATTTGAGTTGCAATCTTCTTGTAATGGTCAATTTCCCTATTCCCTTTTTCCATGATATGAAACTTATCGTAGTCGTATGTTTCATAAACAGATGCTATTTGTTTGTCCATTGTATGATAATTTAATTTGTAAATAAACTTTTTATGATAATAAGATTAGAAATCGCAAGCGTGAGTATATTGCTTTTTCAGGCTTTCTAAGGCTTTTTCTGTAACAAGGTATGCGTAACTGTTTTTGCTGCTTATGCGCTTGATAGAGCGTGTCTCTTTGAGAACAACAGGCTTATTGAAGATGATTTCATACCTGTTACCACAGTTCGTTATCCGAAAATCAACACTACGTTTGTATCTGTCCAATTCTGTTTCTTTGTATTCACCTTTGGGGACAAAATTAGGATTGGACACCAAGTAGCCTTCTGCTACCAATATACCATTAGAGTTATATACTTTCATAATCGTGTTTTCATGACATTATCAGTAATTTTGTTACCTGTACTATCAAATACTTCTATAGTTGGTCTACCTCCGTTATCAATAGGAGAAATAGCCTCTGATGTTTCATATAAAGTTTCTCCGTCTGTAACCATTATCTGCTTGTCATCTTCAAAACAAAGTACATCTTCACCTTCCCATGATTTTATTATTTCTAACGCTTCTTTATAACTTTCTGCTTCGATAGAAAACTGAGTACGCTCCCAACATGTTACTTTGCGGTCCTGATAAAAATCAAATGTTTTCATTGCTCTTATGTGTTATATAGGGCTTTCGCCCTGTCGGTTAAACTTAGAATTTTTCAATCTTTAGATTACTATTTATAATAAATATGCGACCACATTCACATATCACATGTGTATCGGTAATGCGTGTTATTTTTCGCACTACATCATCGTGCGTTACATAATTCCCATTTTGTAAATCACCCGAAATTCTGTATCTCAAACCTACCATTATTTCTTTTACTTTCATCGTTTTTGTCTTTTAATTGTTAGTAATGTTGTTTGTTTTAGTATTGTAAAGATACTCATTATCAGTGAGTTAACCAAATATTTACAGCCTTATTTTACTCATAATCAAGAGTTTAACTTTTGGTAACTTTGCAGTTCCCATTTATATCCTGCTTCGTCCCATTATAAAATCTCATCATGTTTATTCTTGTATTAATTTTTTGCTTAATATTTTTCTTTTTGAGTTGTTCACCCCACTGATAGGCTTCCTCAATGACACTCTTGCAATGTTTCTTCTCCCAATTCTCGCAGAAAGGATATGACTTGTATATACTCTCAATCATGTTTCAAATAATTTTTTATAACTCATATTTTACTCCTAATTTTCATCAAATATGCTTTCGATTTTTTCGTTCACCCTGTCACATGTATCTCCAAAGGAAATGGCAAAAGATTCGTCTCCTACACGGTCTATGATGGATCGCAGGTCACGGGCAATGTGGTTGAAAGCTCTCAGTTCTTCCAGCATAGGAAGGGAAACAGTTCCGTCGTATTTTTTCAGTAGTGAAAGTAAATCGACGGCGGAGGATTCTGCAATGTCCGCCAACACTGGGATTTTTCTCAGGAGGCGATTGCATTTCTCTTTGTCCTCTTTGCTCATGGTGTCGGTGATTGTTTTTGCCGTGACTTGCTCACGGGTTTGCAGTAGCCGGTCGTATTGCCTTCGTAAGTTTTCAAACAGATCGAAGTCGCCCCTTCTCAGAGCCTTCTCCATTTTCCGGCTGTATTCCTCTTTCAATATTTCGATGTTCATATCAAAACCTTTTATTCCATTTTTCTACAAGTTCATCAATACTTTCATAAAGCTGAGTCCCTAATATCTCTCCTTCATGTGTGGCAATAGGACAATCAACATTATCACAATCGCAATTGCTTATATCGTGGCATATTGCATAACACAATCCACTCCACGGATCATTTTCGTATTCGTCAATATGTATATTCCCTTCTTCGTCACAAACATATATTTGTGGTATTTTACCACAAAAAGGACATGGTTTTAGTCTTTTATCTGTCTTCATTGTTACTCCTCCCACTCGATTTTAACGGTTGTGATGTAATCTTCTTCTGTTTCTTTCTCTTCAAGAGCTTCTTTTTCTGTTGAATAAATACAACAAACTGTATCCTCGAAATCTTTATAGATATTAACCCACCCCTCTTTCTTCTGGGGGAGCATCATGAGATCATATTTATCAATCTGGTCAACAAAAAATCTACCACTTTTAAGATATTGAAAAACAGTTTCTTTATTACAATCGTATATTAAAGCAACAATTGGCTTATTACATTCTGCGTCAAAGCAAATAATCCTTACCTTTCTTCCGTCTCTTGTGCAGACTGGCTTACCAGCTTTGGCTGCTTCAATGTTAAATTCTTTTAAGTTCAATTTCTTTTCTTCCATATTTTCTTTGTTTTTGGGTATTTCTATACATATTCTTCCATCGAGTCCATTATAACAGTACAATGATTTATAGGTGAAAATTGTAGGGCTATAAACGTCCTTATATTTTTGCATTATTCTGCCATCATATACAAATGGCTCTCCGACCTTTTCAAGTTTCTTGAAAATGACAGATTTACCATCACTTCTATAAGTTTCGACACATCTATCAAGCTCACAATTTCCTATTCCACTAAAAGAACAGATTTTGCAAACATCACCTATATAATCTTTGGGTTGTTCAATACACTTATACCATTCACCGTTGTACTCAAATATTTCTCCTACTTTTCTTTCCATGATTATATTTCATTTTAAATCGAATATCTTGCTTGAATCCCTAATAGAATCAATAGACATCTTGGCACTCAATTGCTTCATAAATTCAGCAAAATCCATCGCCCGATTCCAACTAGACCATCTATGAGTAATCTCTACTAGTTCAAAAGCATTTAGTAATACCAATTTTTCGTTTTTCTCTCTCAGGTCATTTACAGCATTTCTTACTCTGTGATAAAGCTTGCAATTATATCTTTTTGCGTTATACGGTTCCGCACCTTCTCTTGGTTCAATACTACGATATTTAACCGAAAACGAAGGAAGTTTATCTTCGCACATTGCATTATATACATCACTCTCCACCGGGCCATATGGCATAGCATAGAAATTATCGAATATATCCAAAAGGTCATCGCCTCTATCTTTCTTAGGAGCAGCAGCCAAAAACAGCAGTTTCATGGCTGTAAGTTTAGGAAACGGCTTGCCCTTAATCGTTTCATGATTATCCCGCCACTCCTCAAAAAGGTGGAGCATATAATCAAATGCCTCTATTTTATCTATTTCCATTTCTTTACCAGTTCGAAATCATACACAAATACATAGGGGTTCTATTACCGTTTTCTATTGTTGTGTCCGACAACATATCTACGTTCTCTTCCATATTTAGAATAGCGTCTAATAATTGTTCCGCATCCACAATCGCATTGAATCATTTCATCGGATATTCTATCTCGAACAGGAGTTTCAAATGCCCTCTTTATGTCCCAACCATAATCATCTATCCTTTTAGATATAGTCAAGTGGTTAATACCTAATATGTCTGACCACTCTGATAAAGTATGGGTTTCTCCGTTATACTCAATCAATCGGTTATTTGTTTTGTTATTTGCCTGTTTCTTTGCGTTAGTCCAACGGCAATTTGATGGCTCGTAATTGCCGTTTACATCTATTCGGTCAATGCTCAAATTATCTTGATACCCATTTGCGTTAGCCCACTCATAAAACTTTTCAAATGAGTTCGTCCATTTCTCGCATAATGAAATCCCTCTACCACCATAGTATTTATAATGAGATACATTTTCATTGAGACATCTACTTTTAATGCTCCTCCATATTCTATATAGCCTACTTTTTGATTTATGGTGCGTTATACGATTATTTCCCCTAATACATCCACATGATTGCGTATGACCGTTTTTTAGATTATACGGAATTACATTTATTTCGTTTCCACAGTCACAACGGCATAGCCAAAGAATATTCTTTCCTCGTTTCCCATTTTCTTTCAGGACAGTAAGGTGACCATACCTATTCCCTGTTAAATCTATCTTCTTCATATTTCAATCTCCATTAATTAGATAAACTTCTGTAACCTCGTCGTCTCCATATATCTTACCCATAGAATAGACTTCTAAATTATTAAAGAAATCGCCACTATCTGAAAGATAAAACACTTCGGCTGACTTATCTGGAACTTTTTCAAGTTCGTCAATCAATTCTTGTACTGTCATATTCTTTTCTTTTTAAGTCTTTCAACCTCTATTCCTCCTGTTTATTTGGTAACAAGTCTTCTACATATGCCCAACGTATCCAACCTTCCATAAAGAAAGAATCATCATAGTGGTCTCTTATTGCAACCTTTATAAGAGGTATTCCTTGTTCTTTATACTCCAATAGAATTGATTTAAAACATTCGGGAATTTCCTTCTTATCTATGTAATGCCACACTGAATCGATACGCCAGTTTGCACCATGCTCGAAAGCATCAGCTATTGCGTACTTATCAAAATCTCCAAAGACACAAGATGGGGTTGCTGTTTTGGCATATTCTAATGACTTCTTCTCAATATCTTCTATTTTCATTACCTATCAATTTTTCTCATTAACTTCAACAAGATGACTATCTATTTCCTCTATAACCTCAATGGCCGCTTGTAAGAATGCTTTATTAGTTGTACGGATATATCCTGATCCGAACTTACCCATCTTGTATTTGTCTGCCGTAAAAACGATATATTGCTTTTCAAACAGAATGTTGATACAGCATTTTAATCGTTCAATCATTGCTTTCCTCCTTTCTCATATCTTTTTTATATTTCCAACGAAAAATAAATCTACATTTACCCAATCGTAAGCATATAACCAATCCTTATTCCGCGATTCTTCATGAATCCCTATTATTACATAAGTAGCTATAACTTTCTTTTTTGAGAAAAAAACATTAACAGTAACTCCTCTTTTGGGGACGATATATTTTCCATTGTCATCGTATATCTGTATATGATCTGTTGTTTTCGCTTCACTTTCTGTCATCATCGCCCTATAATTATACCATTTGTCTTTAATATATAATGGTATACCGTTTTTCTTTGCTTTTATCCATTTTAAAATAAACATCTCTTATTCCTCCTTTATAAAATCTTTCATGAAACAAATCCAATGTGTATTAGAACGTTTGCCGGATATATGCCCGAATATTGGCTTTTCAGGTGTGAGTTTAAGAACTTCCGACACTTTGATGTCGGTCTCGTTCCATTTGAAAATCAAAAATCCTCCGGGTTTCAGGACTCGAAAACATTCTTTAAATCCCTTTGCCAGCATATCACGCCAATCTGAATACAGAGCTCCGTATTTAATTTGTTGGTAGCCTGTTGGCGATGCTTTTTCGTTCAAACTTCCGTACATATCTGCCATCTTTGACTTTCCAGCATTCCTTAATAAGTGAGGCGGATCGAAAACTACCATCGAAAAAGATTTATCCTCGTAGGGCATATTTGTAAAGTCGGCTTGTATGTCGGGATTTACTTCAAATGATCTACCATCGCATAAATGAGTAGATACCTTTCGAATGTCTTGAAAAAGAACTCTTTCGTCATGTTTGTCGAAGTAGAACATCTTTCCCCCACAACAGGCATCTAATATCGTTTTTCTCATTGCTCTCCTCCTTTCATAAGTTCGGTTTCTCCCATATTCGTATTCTTTTTATAATTTATTGAAATAAACTGACTTGTATTCTTTTCAAGACCTTTTCATTTGCGTCGTTATAGAACTGTTTGTTGACCTCGAAACCATATGCCTTTCTTCCCAATGAGGCCGCCGCATACAGGGTTGTGCCGCTTCCTGCGCACGGGTCGATGACAACATCGCCCTTGTCCGTGAATATCTCTATCAACCGTTTGAGGAGCGGGACAGGTTTCTGGCAAGGGTGGCATTTGGGCGTGGTGTTGTCCCTCACCCAGTCGAAGCAGTTGAAAATCATTCTCCCGTTGTTGTTGAATTTGGGCAACTTGTCCCGATAAAGGATAAGGCCGTATTCGCAGTTGCCGACGACCTTCATGTTTGCTTTCAACACTTGCGCAGAGAAGTCCTTGCGGAAAACCAGCGGTATGTAGTGATTTAACCCGTATTTGCGTCCTAACTCTATGAATTTGAATTGCTGTTCGTACTCGCAAAACAGTATCATGCAGGGGGATTTGCCAGCTTCTTTCGGCTCTTTCACGAGCATTTTTGAACAGAAGTGCATGAACTCGGCCGGACGAAACTCGCTGTCGGACGAGAAGAATTGTTTGCCTGCCAATGCGCTCTCGCCGTTCTTGTTGTCTCCGTCGATATACCATGCGGGGTTGCTGGCGTAGGCGTTATTCGCCAAATTATACGGCACATCTGCTATAATCAGCTGCGCTTTTGGCAGACCATAGACTTTATAATTCTGGAATGAGTCGTTGTAAAGCTCTATGTCTTTCATACTTAACTTTCCTTTTTGCTGTAATTCTCAATTTGTTTTAATAATTTGGACAGTACACGGCAGTCTCGAATAGTCTTACCCGTAGCCTAATTACTGTATGATCTACATCTAACAACCCTATCCTCATAAGTCACTGAGATTAAAAGTTTTTATTTCCTCCTCGGTGAACCAATATTTGACTTTGAGAGGCCTTATGCTGTAAAGCATTTCGTCGTAGCTATTCCTATTGTATAGCTCGTCTAATCGGCTATATAGTTGCTTAGCTCTGTCTATGTCTTCATAGATAACTCGCTGAACTTCTTCATGGGAACAGTTGATAATATGCTTCGAGAAAACATATACTCGGTCATTCCTTATGTCAAGATAAATAAATATTACAAGCGTAATAAAAAGAATGGCTAATCCCGCTATCAATGTTATTTCCATGTCATTTCTCCTTTCTTAATTTTGCTTCAAATCATTCATTTCATATCCCATGTTAAACAGCCATTTGAGCTCTTCCCATTCCTCGAAGGTGAGGCTGGTGGTTCTGCTTCGTTCCCATTCCCGTTCCTTTTCCTCCTGCCTTTTCTTGTCCTCATAGAACCGCAATAGTTTCTCTCTGTCGGCTCTGAACTCTCGAAGAGACCTTGTTATCACCATAGGGTCGAAAACTCCGTAGAACGTCCCGTAAAGCCCTTGCTTGAACCGCTGAAAGAATACCATGAACTCGGTGAGCTTGAAATCGCCATAGCCGGAGATGATGATACGGGCTATCTCCTCATACTCCTTTTCCGTCATTCCGTCCTTGCGGACTCCCGAAAATTCGGCGAGGTCGAGAAGCTGTATTTCCAGCCACGACTCGGCGATGTGACTGCCGAATGTCCTCGATACACGGGCTATGCTCGGAGCCTTGCCGATAAAGCAGCGTTCGAGGCTCTGGCAATAGCGGCTTTGATTGTCTGGGCTAAAAAGGCAGAGCAGATTCTCCCCCGTCTTGTAGGTTGCCAGTATCTCCCGCTGCCAGCTTGGTGGCGATGGCTTCTGCAAACTCTGCATATCGCTCCTGTTTGGTCTTGGAATTAGGTTTTTGATGGATTCCGGATTGCTCATCTCGTGCTCGTTTTAGTTCGATTCTTAACCAGCGGGCAAAGTGTTGTTGTGCATCGCTGACGCTTTTTCTTGAAATACCCTCGTTTTGAAGTTTACGGATATATGCCTCGATATATAACCTCGATTCGTTCTCGTCAATGTGGTTGTTCATCGATAGCGTTTCTATCCACGTTTGATTTGAGAGTAGTTCTTCACGCAGTTCTGTCAGTGGCTTGTCAACGTCTTTGCCAAAATCTTCTTCTTTTTCTTTGCTTCTCGATAGAGAAGTTTCTTTTAAATCATTATCATTTTCATTATCATTATCATTTAAGCCCCCACTGGCTCGTTTGGCTCCCACTGGGTTATTTGGGGTCGAGTGGATCGTTTGGCTCCCACTGGACTTTGATTTAACCGTTTCAGAGTTTTTGTCATTACCTCCTTTACGCCCGTTGTTCCGGTTTCTCTCGACAATGCCCTGATATTTGAGTTCATCTATCTCGAATTGATTCTTGAAAAACTCAAATGCCATTTCAATGTCCTCCTCTACCGTAACCTCCTCGCCAAGTTGATATTTGAATATTGCTCGAAACAGCCTGCCCAGTTGTTTGTCCGATAATCTCGATATGGGTTTGTAAAATGATTTATAAATCAAAAAGCTGTCTTTCATTTATTCTCAATATTGATAGTGAATGCCCACCCGTTCAGGGTCTTGTGCTTGTCAATCTCACCGGTTTTGCATAACTCGTTTATCTCGGATTTAAGCGACTGGATAACCACCGACTGTATCTCGGTAAAGCTCGCTATGGAGGGCTCCTTGTTATTCTTTTTCTTTTCCTCGATAATGGAGGATATAACTTGCTTGGCTATAATCATGGCTTCACAATGTTATGTTTAAGACTTTCCTCGATGTTGTTCGGGTCGAACTTGTCGAAAGGAATGATGTGCGTTTGGCTTATGGAACCAAATCCTTGTCCGCTTTTATATCCTCTTACCCATGTTGATTTAAGAATTTCCCCTGATTGTGTTTTAAGTTCTCCTGCATAATAAGCAAGTTTCCATTCGTCGTTTGGCATTTTTACCATCACCGGGGTATCAACAGGTAGGTCATGTTCCACTTTAAGCGGCTCGATGATGAGCTTTCCTTCCTCTTCTTTCACCGATACGCCAAGATTTTGTTCTCGTATTGTTTTGGAAATGTCTTGCAATGTAGGTGTTTCTGCAATAGTATTTTCTTCAAAAAGAAGATCAAACCACTCAAATTCTCCATAGTCTATATCTATTCTATATTTTGGATTATCTGATTTAGATACACGAGTTATTTTAGCATATTTGCCAGCATATTCCAACAAATATGCTAAAACATGTGGTATTCCAACATTGTTATAAATCCATTCTTCGCTTTTAATTTGAACTTTGTCGCCAACTTTGTACTTCATAGCTTTAATTTTAGTTGTGTGGAATATTTTAATATAAAATGTTGCCGGAAAACGGAATATTTTTTACGCCTTTGTTGCCGGAAAACGGTAGAGTTTATAAATTCTTCTGCTGTCATATCATTTGTTTATTTCAGATTCGACAACCTTGTATTTAATGGGCAATCCGGAGCAGGTGATGGCGAGCAGGGCAGAGTCCCTTTCTTCTTGGTTGCTGCGGGGTCTGTTAAACTCTATCCCGCTCATCTGGCACAACCGCTTCAATTCTTCATGGGTGATCTTGCCGTCTTTCCCTTGCCAGCACTTGCGCAATGGGGATTGCTCCATGACTTGTATTCCGTAATGACTCAGCATTTCGACTATCTTGCGACCGGTCTCTTGGTTGCGACCTACATGCTCGCCTTTCTTGGCTGCGCTCGCCCGTGTGTCCTTCGGTGACAAATGCCAGTTGGATTTGTTTTTCCAACCTGCCTCGACATATACCGCCACTCGTTCATCGTTTTTCTTGCAGTGCTCATGAAGTTTTTTTATGCCCTCTACCAACAAGGGGAATGGGCAAACACTCATCTCCATTTTCATTTTCCTTGTGTCCAATACGGAGTAGCCGCTGCGCTCAACGTCGGGGTCTATCCCTATCAATACATCGTATTTGTGTTCTCTGTTGTATGTGGCCTGTTCTTCCATTATATTGTATCTTTCTCTTTTTGTTCGGCAGGCGGGACTCGAACCCGCAACTGTATATTCGCTCCTTATACTCGACTTATACCGCTCTCCCGTTTGAACCACTGCCGATACCACCTAAAACACTTATGGCTAATTTCTCCCCGCAGTTCCTTTCTCCGTATGGTGATCGACCACGTACCCGGATCGGCTTGCGGGGAATGTCTCACATTATTCTCCTATATCAGGTCTATGATTTTGGTTTTCACAATTCCGTCCAACCTCATGTCTTTAAGGCCTTGTCTCATGTGTTCTTGCATGAGGCGGTTGGCTTCGGTGATGTCTTTGGCGCAAACGAGGTTGTAGTACTTCGTTTCCTTTTCATTGCCGTTGTCATCGATGAATATGTCTATCAACGTGGCTTTGTAGAAGGGCTTGCCTTCTTCCTTTTCGTTGACTATCTCGATGACTTTCGAGCGGGTGATAGAGAATACATCGCAATCTCCGTTGTACTGCTCTAATCCTTTTGCCTCGGCCTCGGCGAACAGTTCTACATCGGTGATGAAGTGTTCGACGACTTCTTTCTTCTCTCCTTTGCCGTTCTCTTTATCGACTTTCAGTTTAATTTCGTAAAACATAATGATTCGTATTTAATCTATATTAATTTTAGCATAATGATTCCGATACTATCGCTGTCGTCGCTTTTAACGAGCAAAGATTTATTGCCTTCCGAAAGCTGCATATATGCGTCATCAAAATTGAATAGAGCTTTTCCAATCTTGGAGAGGAACGAAGGATCTATCCGTAACTTTGTGATTCCTTCTGTGCTCTCTTTTAGATGTTCTGAAATTACATTCTCCATTTCAGGGTATTTATAGACTTCGGAGAATGGGTATATAACTTTTTGATTGTCACACAATATACATTCAAACCCCATGTCCGTAACTTGTACCATATCGTAAGAGAGGATAGACTTGTAGGCTTTTGAGCCTATAAACTTACCATCGAGCTTTTCTATTTCTTCATCGGTGAATGTGGAACATTCGGATAACTTGTTTTTTACCAAGATATGTGTATCGCATGCATAAGCGTAACCATCTTTAAAATGGATATATGAAAATACAGGTCTGAAATAGTCGTTTCTACTGCATGCCAAGTCCATTCTTAGGTCTTTGTTGAAATTATGTCTAGTCTTCATCGCTTTTATTCTTATCGGTTAAAAACTTCTTTGAACTTCTCGTCGAGGGCATTCAATATTCTCATTCGCTCAGCCGCTCTACCTTGATTATCAGTAGTGTAAATTCTCATTAACAATTGCTCTCGTGAGCCACAAAAACAGCCACATGTATAAAATGGAGCAACATTGGGATAGTTGTGTTTATACCAGATATGAGTAGTACCTTGTACTGACACATAGGTATCTTTTACCGTAAATTGAAGTTCTTCCGCTTCGTAATCGGGCATGTTGGGGTTCCCTGCCGCATAACGGCGGACAATACAGTCGCTGTCCTTTGCCAGTTCTGTGAGTACATCGGCGGGCATGTTGGGGTTCCCTGCCGCATAACGGCGGACAATACAGTCGCTGTCCTTTGCCAGTTCTGTGAGTACATCGGCGGGCATGTTGGGGTTCCCTGCCGCATAACGGCGGACAATACAGTCGCTGTCCTTTGCCAGTTCTGTGAGTACATCGGCGGGAATGTTGGGATTCCCTGCCGCATTCTTGCGGACAACAGAGTGGCTGTCCTTTGCCAGTTCTGTGAGCACATCGACGGGAGTGTTGGGATTCCCTGCCACACTAATGCGGACAACAGAGTGGCTGTCCTTTGCCAGTTCTGTGAGCACATCGGCGGGAATGTTGGGATTCCCTGCCACACTAATGCGGACATCACAGTCGCTGTCCTTTGCCAGTTCTGTGAGTACATCGGCGGGCATGTTGGGATTCCCTGCCACACTAATGCGGACATCACAGTCGCTATCCTTTGCAAGCTCCATGAGCACATCGACGGGAGTGTTGGGATTCCCTGCCACACTAATGCGGACATCACAGTCGCTATCCTTTGCAAGCTCCATGAGCACATCGACGGGAGTGTTGGGATTCCCTGCCACACTAATGCGGACATCACAGTCGCTATCCTTTGCAAGCTCCATGAGCACATCGACGGGAGTGTTGGGATTCCCTGCCACACTAATGCGGACAATACAGTCGCTGTCCTTTGCCAGTTCTGTGAGTACATCGGCGGGAATGTTGGGGTTCCCTGCCGCATTCTTGCGGACAATACAGTCGCTGTCCTTTGCCAGTTCTGTGAGTACATCGGCGGGAATGTTGGGGTTCCCTGCCGCATTCTTGCGGACAATACAGTCGCTGTCCTTTGCCAGTTCTGTGAGTACATCGGCGGGAATGTTGGGGTTCCCTGCCGCATTCTTGCGGACAATACAGTCGCTGTCCTTTGCCAGTTCTGTGAGTACATCGGCGGGAATGTTGGG